GACAGTTGCCATCCCACTCGCCTTTAACGAATGCGACGTAGGCGTGACAGCCGTCCACCAGCGTTGTTTTGCCGGGGATATGCTGGTGGTCAACATGCCATACAGTCAGGGCGTCAATGCAGTCTGCAGACACAGGCAGGTCAATATCCCTGCCGTGATCCCATGCTGATTGTGCCGAATGCAGCGTGTATACATGCGCTGAGTCGATATTGGTGCTGTAACCCTTCCCATTAGCGCAATGAAAGGACATATTGCTACCGACGGTATCGCGAAGACAGGCCATGTAAAAACGATCGCTCATAGCGCGGCCTCCGGGCTAATGCCTTTCGGCGCAACTTTTAGCTTTAATACGACGGGGCCGTCGCGAAAGTTACCATCGACAATCCCGTCAAGCTCCTGGATCTCCTGCTTAGTCAGGTTGTGCATTTTTGCAATGCAGTAATCCCCTTTAAGAACTCCCACACCTGTCGCGCGGCAGGATGTTGAGCCATAGCTGTAACCGTGCTCATCTAGCCATTTCTGGCATTCGTTCCACGCTTTGAAATCACCGATGCCACTGAAAACCTTCTTAAACATTTTCAGCCCCCTTTTTCTCAAGGGGGCGAATGGTATCCAGCTTCAGCCGACGCTTTGTGTTCGGCGCGCCGATACGACGCCCGGTAAACTTGTCGTATGTTTCTCTTGGGCCAGCGCACCAGGTAGTTGCTGTTTCACGCAACTTGATACGCTTATCTCCGTCTTTGGTAACGACTTTTCCGGTATGGGTTTTAGGCTGGCTCATGCTCTGCGCTCCTGTAACTTCAATACCTTCTTTCGATGTTCCTCACTCTGCGGAACCCCTGTGAAGTTGACTGCAATGAAATATTCGATCCGGTCTTTTGTAGTTGCGTCATCAAGAATTACTGCCGTAAGTGTCGGGCGACCAAAGGACAATTGTTCTGCCCTGGAAAACTCAGACCAGAATATTTCCTCATCACCAATAACAATCGGGATCTCATTGTTTATGAACATTTTGAGCGTTGTCAGACGCTGTTTACCGTCTACAACTTCAATGTAAGGACCGTCAGAAACATCCCAGTCAGGTGCTTTTGCCAGTGCCACACTTCCAATCGGGAAACCTGATATCAAAACACGCAGAAAAGTTTGTTGTTCTTCTTCTCCCCAAACATATTCACGCTGATACTCAGCTCCGAAATTCAGTGCACCTCGGCGAATCCAGTCGATGTACATATCGATTGGGTATTCGCCGGTTCTCGCACGGAAAACTTCAGCTTCACGAATACGGTTGATCATTCCGCTTCCCCTTCTTTAATTTTCCGCACCATTTCAGTCCACATAGGGGCCAGTAGTTCTATCGCTTTCTCTTTGCTACTGGCTGGGCTTTCGAGCTGCGCGCGGTAATGGTCGTATGGGCATTTAATGCCGCCTCTATTCCAACCAAACTGATCGGCTTTCAGTGCGAACTCAGGGGTATTGCCGCAAGCTGGGCATTTAGGTAACGATTTTTGTATTTCTCCGACGTTCATTCTGCTTTTTCCTTATGCAAATTTGTGGCTCTGAAGCGCGTCGTTGCTACGATCTCTTCTGTTTTCTACGTCCACTTTTTCGGTAACTGCTACTGCCATACACCAGCGCTAACAGGCTCGATGCCATGGCTATTTTTCCCGCTGTTTCTGTTCCCCACTCTGCCCCCCATGCCAGGGCTATCACCAACCCCCAGCAGAGAAACGCCAGGCCAACAAACAGCGCCCGGACCAGTCTCATTTTTTAGGCCTGAAGACCTGACTCATTTCCTCTCCGCCGGTTTCAATCAGGATCTGCTTTAGTCCTTTTGATGCGGAGCCTTTGCCGCGTTCCTCAAGAAAATCGACGGCTTTTTTCGGTAGGTAGAATGTCTTGGATACGGGGGTATCAATCTTTCTTGGCGCGCCCACGCGGGGATAGCAAACCGCTTTGATGATTTCTTTGTTATTGGCGCTGGTGGGCATGTCGAGAATTATCTTCCCGGCACGTTTAAGGATGATGCGATCCGCTAACTGCCGCGTTTCCTCTTCCTCTGTCAGAAGTTCATGCAACCGGGCATCAATAAGACGACGTGAATCCGTCTGGTAGTTATGGCTGGTCGCCCCACTTTCGTATGAAAAAAAAATCTCGTAAGCCACGGCAATTCCCTGTTGGATAATTTCAGGGTAAAGATACATGTAAATCTAAATAAAATAAATCAAATATATGGTATTTTTTCGAGTGGGTTAACAAAGTACAAACCGCATAATCTCTACGCGTCAAAAGTAACTCTCGCAGCCGCGCCCTAAGATAAGGGCTAAATTGTGAGCAAAGATATTTCGCCTGCCCGCGCGCGAATGGATGAAATCAACCAACGCGCCGCGCGTGTCGCAGCATTCACCGTTGATATTCAGAAAAAGAATGGCGTCACCATTACCGATCCGAACGAGCTGGCTCAGGCTTCACTGGATGCGGCATTGCGTGATCCGATGTTTGAAGGTGTTGACCCGCGCTTTGTGAAGCGTGTCGCGAGCGCGTGGACGTCGGCGATGATCGAGCACCAGCAACGTACCGGTGATTTGCCATCACCAGACCTGCTGGCAAACGCGCAATACTGCTGTGAAAACCTGATGTTGGAAGCCGCATCTGACAAACATGAAGGCGTTGGTCGCGCGATGTTTGAATCAGCTGCAGCTGATATGCGTACCTCTGATGGTGTTTTACGCCTGGCCCAGTTCGTAGCGCTTATCCTGCCGGTATCTTTGGGTGCGGCAACGTCTGACGCATGTACTTTCGTACCGTGCGATCGCGATAAAGCCAATATTTACGAACTGCTGAACGTTGCAGGGACGGAGTTCGGCTCATTCAAGGTCGGTGACGAGCTGCACATGCAAGCCGCCGGTATGTATTCGCAACTCAAGCGTTACTACATCTTCCCCGAAGAACTTCAGCCGGATGGCGCAAAGAAAACCTTCAACTTTGGAATTAAAGCAGTTGAAGGGAAAGATATGGCTATCCGTGCCGGTCGCACGAAGCTGATCATTAACCGCCGTCAATCTAAAGCTGATGACGGCGACGGCAACCTGTATTTCAACGATAAAGATGCTAACGGGACGGCATTCTCCGCCACCTGTAAAGTTGCTTATGACAAAGGTACCGTCGCTGTCACCTTCACTGAAGCACCTGCAGCTGGTACTGAATTAGCTATTCAGTTGGAAATCAACATCGAAAAAGCGCCTGAGCTTATTCCTGTTATTAACCAGTCCATGCGTGAATGGCAGGTTAGCCCATCTCAGTATGTTGTTGCGTCTGAGCACACTGTCATGTCGGCATCTGATGCCAGCCGTGAATTTGGCCTCAACATGCAGTCGATCCAGTTTACTGCAATGCGTAACTGGCTCTCCCATGAGCAGGACATGATGCGTCTTCGCCTGATGGCGTTTTTCTGTATTGAAAAATATGACTTTGACGTAGCGCTGCCTGAAGCTCAGCAATATGAGTCCTGGGTTGGCCTGCTTCGCCATCGTGTGAATGAAATGAGCACGGCGATGGTCAATAAAACCCGTAAATCCGGCATTCGTGGCGGTTTTGCTGGTGGTGAGGCTGCGAACTTTATTAAGTCTCTCCCACCGCAGTATTTCTCCCAGGACCCGAACTACGTTGAAAGCCCTCACGTCCAGTACATCGGTACGCTGTTTGGCTACATCCGTATTTTTGAAGTCCCGACCGCTGTTTGTGACCAGTTCGTAAAAGATGGCTATGACTTCAATTCAAATGAAGTGATTTTCTACGGTCGCGGTAACAGCATCGGTGAAGCTGGTCTTATCACCGGTGATGCCGTGCCTGCAATTCCTTACATCCACGAAACCAATCCTTCTTTGGTAAACCGCACAACTATGTGGGGATCTGCGCTTAACGAGATCCATCCGCGTAAAGGTGAAGCGTATTTCTGCAAGCTGGAACTGACCAATACCAAAGTTGGTTCGTACAACATGCTGAACGGAAAGAAAATCGAATCGGATAACCCGACTGATCCTGAAGCGCCGCCGGAAGTAGCTGACGCCAAATCCTCCAAATAATTGCAAAGCGGCATCTGAATAGGTGCCGCTAACAGGATTCTGAACATGAAACAAATTCCTTTTGCAGTTGGTCAGGCATCCGGTATCGCGATCATGCCGGTTAATGCCGATGCGACCAACACCAATACGTCAGGCGGTGCTTCTGTTTTCGCTGGGTTAGTTATTTCCCGCCGTGGCAAGCCTGGCGTTGTATTACGCGTTACTGCAAATAACTATCAGTCGGTGCTTGGCGCGGCTATTCATCCGCGTCAGGGTGCTATGTTTGAGCCATTGCGTCACGTCGAACGTGCGACAAAAGGCGGTGATGGTTATGTCGTTCGCGTGTGCGCACCAGACATGAAAATCCCGACGCTGGCCCTTACGCTAAATGCGGAAACAAAAGCGTTCACCACGACAGCCTCCACCATGAATGTTGGGGCGCTCCCTGCCCTGCCTGATGGCGCTCACGCGCTGATTTACATTGATGATGGTGATGCCTCTACCTCTCGTGCAATTAACTTACACGAGGATGAGACTTCCGAAGGCTTATTCATTCTGGAGCTGCAGGAAACTGATGCTGCAGGTACCGTCACTATTCTGGAATCGCACCAGGTATCCTTTGATCCTGAAGGTATTACCGACATGGGTACTCCGGCATTCATGGCTACGGCCCTGGAAAATGGTTCTACGCGATTACGTGCGCTGGTGGCGGATGATGCACATGAAGAAATCTCTCAGCTTCAGGGTGAATTGACGCCAGTTAAAGCAATACCGTTTGCTGGCGGTAGCGATGGTGATTTTTCGAAGATTAAGGCTGCTGATTATCAAAAAGCGCTGACGGTCCTGAAAAAATCGATGTTTAGCTTTACTGCGGTCCTCGCTCTCGGTTGCTACGACTCCACAGTGATTGCGGATCTGGATAAATTCTCCCAGGATATTCGGGTTGATATGTTCTATGACCTGCAGGGCGCACAAACAGCCGCGTTAGCTATCACTGAAGCGAAGTCACACGGCCTCGGTGGATCTCACCAATCATGCCGCTATTACTTCCCGTATTCCTGCCGTGATGTATTCACTGGCGCGAATGTCGTATTCGGGATCTCCTGTGAGGCGTTTATTGCTAAGGCGAAAGGTGTTGCGCTGGTCCCTGATGTTGGCGGCTGGCATTACGCACCAGCTGGGACTTCGCGGGGCATTATTAGCCGTCAGAACATTAAACCTATCCCTAATCTGGATGAGATTGATCTCGAAGAGTTCGTTAAGGCCAGAATTAACACGGTTGCGATGACTGAGGCCGGTGATCTTTATATTGACGATTACCTGACGACTATCACCAAAAACAACTACCTGCGCCTGCAGCCTATTAGCTCATTGATGAATGCGATTGCTCGCGGTTTCTACCAGGTTGCTGAGGCTGCAAAACATGAGCCTGATGGCGTTACGGCAACTGTATTGACGTCGGGCATGACAGATTTGCTTGAGCGATTTGTTGCCGCTGAAGCACTGGTAAAGCCTCGCGATACAAGCCAGGGCGACTCTCCTTTCACCCTGTCACTGACTCAAAAAGACATTGATCTGTGGGAACTGGAATGGGCTGTTTGCCCGACGGGTTCGTCACGTCGAATTGTCGGTAAACCGATGCTCTTGCGCTAAGGAAAAAGAGATGCTGAATAAACGTAATATGAACCATAGCCTACTGCTTCAGGCCGGTTTTTCCATGGATACAACCGCCGAAGAACAAGCCATGCTTGAAAACAATACTGATAAGAACAAGCCGGTTAAAAAAGATGGCGATAAAGAAATGGCCATGATGGAAGCGGTAGAGCGCCGCTACAATGAAGACCGTCGTAGTGTGGCAGCTTCTATGCTGGTGGAATGGGCTAGCGACGGCGAACCTACCTGGCTGGATTTCAGTGCGTTGGCTATTTCCCTAGCTGACCTGCCTGATCTGGAAGACGACAGCGCCGACTATACCGACGAACAGGTTGATGCTTACAACGATGCGCTGTCTGATCTTGCCTACGCCGCTATTGCACTCGGCGCAGACCAGGAAGACGTCACCAGTATGATCGACGAAGAAGATGATGACGCTGCAGCTGCTGTCTACGATGCAATTAATGATATTGATGACAGCGATGAAGCTATTTCTCAATACACTATCGCCGGTGATGACGATGACGCTATGTTTGAAGCGCCGAAAATTAAGGTTGTTCGCGACGGAAAAGTGAAACTGATCCGTAAACGCATTCGTAAACTGCGTCGAACCTCCAAACAAAAAGCGGCCCTGAAAAAAGCACGTCGTAAAGCGCAAACCTCCACGGCAAAATTACACCGCCGTAAATCCATGAAGCTCCGCCAGAAACGCGGAATGTAATGAGCCTGAGCCACCAGCACATTGCTGGTGGCTTTTTAGGGAGCCTTCACAATGATTTGTGGTGCGATAATGCCAGATGGCATAAGCCCCTTCCTGAAAGTCTTTATTACGTCAGAAACGCATATGGTTGTGGGCTATATAGGCCAGGGTAGCAGTGCTGAACTGCAATCCATGTGGGAATCACCGTTCGGTAACGACAGCTTAGGGGGGATGGCGGGGGCTGTCAGTTCTGCAGCCGGTAAAGTGGCTTCAACCGCGCAGGCTATGTCAGACCAGACAACCAAATCAACCTTCAATAGCCTGCTGATATGGGAAGGCCAGACACCACCGACGTTTAACCTTGTCGTTGACCTTATGGCTACAATTGATGCGAAGGTAGAGGTAAACGATGCGATCTCTACACTGATGCAGATGGAGTCACCGGAACTGGCTGCAATGGCAGCTACTGGACGGCGACCAACGCCAGTCATTCTGGATATCGGTCGCAGACTAAAACTGATGGATGTTGTGATCCAGAACGTTAGCTATTTGCTCGATGTTCCGAAAACTGACCAAGGCTACTATACGCATAATACAGTCACACTGCAGTGCTCTGGTATGGCTGTACAAAACCAGTCTGATATTCCCTACATGTTTATCTGATCCTCTCGTAAATCACAGACTAATTATCCTACCCCCAGTGCAATTTTGGCACTGCCACTGTTTCAACTGAGGGGTATTTATGTCTGGATTTTCCAACACCAAAGCCGATATGGGCTTTCTCAAAAAACGCCTTAATCAGAGTATCGCCGCTGGCGAAAGACTGGTTGGCTCTGAGTTCTGGATGCGCATTAAGGGTTACGAGAATTTGTCGATTCTTGTTCTTACAGCTCAGCTTCCTGAAATGACCCGTGAAGACGTAGAAGGTTATGCACCGAGTGGCATGAAAATCAACCAACACGGGCCAGTTCGCAACTCTGGTGAAATTCAGGTGACGTGTGCAGAAACTATCAAAGGCGATGTATTTAAAGCCGTGCGTCAAATGGTATATGGCAAAGAGTATGTCGATATTGAACTGCAGGCAGCTGCAGAGTCAAACAGTGGTGCAGATGGCGGTCTAACTCGTAAGTTACTGCATTGTAAGGTCTACTGTGATGCTGTTGATTTCGGTTCTGAAGACGTGACTACGGTTGTGCGCCCTAACCTGCGTATCGTTTACAACTGGGCTGAATAATTATGACGCCAGTCGATATGCTGGAAGGCGTTAAAAAGCGCTTTCAGCCGCTTCTCGCGGATGATGAGACATTGCTTAAAACCCTGTTACGTCAAGCGTTAACGACTTATCAGGATAAGGCTGGCGTAATAGGCCGAGTGCAGATAAGTAAGCAGGAAGGCGTCAGCCTGAAGCTGCCAGAAGATTACCTGGCATTAATCCATGTCACAGATAGTCGCGGTGGTCTGGTGTATGCCGACCCCTACCCTGACTCGATCAAACTGGATTTGGATGGCTGTGAACGTTATCCACTGACAATGGCGTATTTGCTCAACCTGAGAGATCGTGATTTCGAAAAATGGGTTATACCGGCTGACATTATCGGGAGCCTGGAAGACTATCTGGAGGCGCTTATTGCGATTAAAAACACGGAGAGACTCCGCATTGTAGCCATCGCCGGGAAACTGGATACCAGTGGATACCCTGATGAAATTACTCTGCAGCAGCGCAAGCAAGAGCTGGAGCTGCAAATGTCGGCGAACAGAGCGATTATCCCTGGCGCAACCATACTGTAACGCGTGGATCAGTGCTGCATAGTTTGCAGCACTCCACCAGCTCACGAGGTGATTATGGGTTTTTTTGATGGGCTGGCGAATAACATCACTGGTGGTGCCAGTGCTAAATCTATCGGCAGTAACCTTATTTCCAACATTCTTGACCGGGCCACATCGATCACCAGCGGAAGGTCGGTTTCGTTCGGTGGCATGCCTGCGGAGCTATCGACCGCTAAATCAATCCTGCAGGCCGCAATGCGTATTCGTTATGCCCAGGGCTGGCAATGGACGGTTGAAGCTGATGGGATGCCCGGAATAGACATGTATGCCAAAGATGTCACGTTTGGTTTTGGCAACATCGAAACTGAGTCGAAAATTATCGGGGGGATTGAATTTAACAAGCCAACTCACCGAACAGCGGGAAACCTTACGATGACCGTTCGTGATAACGAGAATGGTGATCTGTATAAATGGTTCGATCAGCGCCGTGCAAAGGTTATCAATAATGACGGTACCATCAACCTCCCCCCTTCCTATCTTATGAATGTTCGACTCTATCGGGTATCTCAGGACGGTCAGCGCACACTGGCTGAAGAAGCTGCAATGATCCCTACCACGCTGGGAGAAGTCACTTGGTCGCGAGACCAGGTAACAGAGTTCATGTCATACCCGCTATCATTTGTTAAAGGTTCGTCTATTAACAAGGGGTTGAGTGGGCTTGCGGGTAGCGCAATCTCTGGGCTGACGGGTAAAGTTAGTGGCGGTTTAACCTTTTAATTGTCATATCTTCATACTATGTGACAGTCATTGTTTGTTATTCAATGATTGTCATATATTCATCCTATGTGATTGTCATAAACAGTCGCGTGGACACGGTTGCTCTACCTCAATAAATTGGCTCATACACTCATACACTCATATACTCACATACTCATATACTCATATACTCATATACTCATATACTCATACTGTCACATCATCATACAATCGTATTGTCGTATTGTCGTATTGTCGTATTGTCACGGTTTCATGTCGTCACTCAGTATTGGCATGTGTTTCTAACATGCTCTTATTATCATGTTTTATGATGGTCATTACATATGACGGTCACATGATGTGATTGTCATACTCTCTGCGCGCGCCACGAAATAAAACACAGACTGCCTATCCTACTCAGCATCACTTCATTGCTGGGGCAAACATGAAAATTCCTGATTTCCCATTACCATCCCAACCAAGAACAGAGATCCACTTCCGCATGCCGACGGTGGATGACGCTATGTTGTATAGCGATAGCCTGCCGGATCAAGAGGAAGCCACGACAACAAAATACCTCAACGCCATGCAAACTGGGGAGGTAAACGATAGCGCCCTCTGGACGGCGCAGGATCGTCGTACCGCTCTCTGGTGGATTTATATCAATTCCCGCACGGATACAGTCACCACGTACCCATACAGTTGTCAGCACTGCGGAGAAACTCATTTCTATGACTTCGACATGAGAGAGCTTTCTGAAAATGCAGAATTGCTGACAGAAGTTCCAGAACGGCGCGTAACGGTACCGGTTCAGGGCGTTCCGACGGAATGGATATTAAAGCCGTTGGATGGTCGCGGGATTTGTATGCTTGAAAAACTCCGCTTCATGCTTCCTGAAGAAACCGACCCTGAATACAAAAATGCTGAGCGTCGAATGCGTCTGGCTGAAATTGCCCTGAATACGGCTCTTGATGACGACCCGGATGATTACGAAGCTGCAGCAAATCGCCGTTATGACTTGATCGCAACCATGGCTACAGATACCGAGTTTGTACCGTTAGTTGCCAAAATTCACTTAATGCAACGCGAGCTACGCCATGGCCTGGAAGTAAGCATTGAGCGCGGTGTCGTGTCCCTTGTTCTCCCTCCGCATAGCTGTGAATCAGAGGGTAAGGAGGGCAAGGCAACTCGATTGCTGGTTCCCTTTCGGAATAGCTCATTCATTCCAAACTTTAAATCTGAGTGGCTGGTTAACCGTTATTAACAACCTCACGCTTTACGGCTATCAGCCGGTAAGCGACGTGGAGCGACTGCCGGAATGGAGAGCACTGGAAATGAATAAAGCGCTGCAGGATAAGTACAAACCCAAGAGGTCTTAATGATGGTTAAAAAGGATCGGTTAAGCATCATTGATGCCATCGAGAAAGCCAGCGAAGCCGAATTAGGAGAGTTAGCTAAGATCTCCCAGGCGTTACAAAACTTAGCCCCAGCAAATGAGCGTGGACCTGTAGATGGAGAGTCGAACGGTTCAACTCTGGTTGTTAGTCGCCGACTGAAGCAACGCACAAATGTCCCTGGCCCTAAAAATTCAAGACCGCCACAAGCCGAAAAAGCAGATACAAAAAGTCCACAAACAGCCAGAAAAGAACAAAAAAGAACTTATGAAAGGGACTTTAACGAAAGGTCGGAATCTGGCGGTGGAAAAGTACGTATAGAAAGGACCAAAAAGGCCGATAATGGAGCTGGCGAAGGGCATGAGCGTCGAACATACGCGGATGTTCTGACGGCTAATGGTCAGAAACTGACGCGTGAAAGGGGGCCAAAACCATCCAGTGAACGGCGTCATCAACAAGCACGAGAAACCAGAACGAGTGAAGAAAGTAATAATTCGCCAAATCGTGATGCGTCCGGGCGCTTTGTTTCCCGCGACAAAGCTGAAGAGACAAGTCGAGTTCGCCAGCAAAAGTTAGGGCTGAAAGAACAGGAAAAGTTACAGAGTGGCTTTTTCAATCGGCTGGGTAGCATGCTCAAGGGTAGCAGTGAAAAGGATTCAAAGCTGAATGCTGACGGTGCGGAGCTGGTAGGTGGTGCTGCCGTTGGTGGGCCTGTGTGGATGTTGGGCCGGGGAATGTTTGATCTCGGCAAGAGCGTTAGCGATAACGTTGTATCCCTGCAGCAATGGGTAAGCGACAAAAAAGAAGGTAAAGAGCTGAGTGAACCTACACCAGCGAAGAAATATCCCGATGTAGTGACCCAGCCATTACCTCCACCAAAAATGGGCAGTAAATCTTCAGCGGAAACATTCAGCAAAGGTGCTCAGGGAAAAGGGATTCAGGCTACTCAAGAGCAAACGCAGGTTATTGCAGCCAATGATGAACGAATCATTGAAGGCCTGGACGAAATCAGGAAAGAAATTAAGCGCAGCGGTAAAGGCGCAGCTGGTGGTGGGTTAGGTGGATGGTTCGGCGATCGCTTCGGTAGAAAAGGGAGAAGAGGGCGGTTAGGTCATATCGGACGAGGTGACGCATCCCTGCCTGAAAAAGCCCGTAAAAAGGTACGTAAACCCCGAAATGGCAGCTTAGGTAAGCTGAAGGCAGTAATGACAAGCGCCAATGTGCTGAAAGGTGCTGGTGGTGTTGCTGCAGGCGGTGCTCTCGTTGCTACTGGGGCTAAAGTCGCAACGGATGTTGTTGCCAAACCTGTAGCGGAGAAAGTGACGACAAAAGCCGTTGAAGCTGCAGCTAAACCTGTTGCAGCTAAGGTCGTTGCGCCTATAGCAGAAGAGGCTGGCGAGGCTGCAGCCAAAACAGGGGCGCTCAAAGCTGGCGGCAAGCTTGGCGCAAAAACTGCATTGAAGGCGATCCCGCTTCTCGGTACCGCACTTAGCATTGGCTGGGATGCCTATGACGGGGCCACTGATGAAGAAGGGCAGAGGGCAGCATTTAACGTCGCAGATGGCAAAGAAGTCAGCGCCCGACAAAAGACAGCGTTTACCGCCGCGAACGTACTCAATATGGGGGGGCTGGTATCTGGTGGTGCTGGCTTACTCGCTTCCGGCGCGCGCATGTTCGGTATGGACAGCGTTGCCGATGCGTTGACCTTCGATACTGAGAGTATTGCGAAAGGCCTTGATTCCGGTATGGCGACGGTCGGCGATGCCATATCAAAAGTGACGTCATCCTATGAGGATAAGGGCAACGAAATAACCAAAGCCGTTTCTGATGGTACCGATAAAACTGTTAATGCAATTAACCGATTGGGTACCCAAATGCAGGGGGGCGAATGGGGCAAAGATAACGTTGGTGCTGCAGGTAAATCTGTTTCAGATTACGAGTCAGTTCAGACCAATGACATAGGCGCAGACCTGAATATAGGCGGGAAAAACGCTAAAGTTCGATCATTTCGCAACAACAACTTTGGAAACCTGAACTACGTCGGGCAAGAAGGTGCGAGGCTCGAAGATCCGAACAGTAAAGGTGAAGCGAGGTTCGCTAAATTCAATACGCCGGAGGAAGGATTCAGAGCTTTGGCGCACCAGCTCACCCTGTACTCAAATGGGAAGTCGAAGGCAACCGGCGGTAAAAAACTCAATTCCGTAGAAGACATTATCAAAGTCTATGCGCCGGAGAGCGAAAACAGCACGAAGGACTATATCAGCGCACTTTCCAAAAAAATGGGCGTGGAGTCTGGACAGCAGCTGGATATGACTAACCCGGATGTAATGACCCAGTTAATCCGTGGTATTGCTACGATCGAAGGCGGTAATCCACAGGTTACGGATCAGTTCATTAAAGACTCAATCGGCACCCATGAAAACGGTAAATGGGTTGGCGGTAAATTTAGCAATGAGTCTCTGAAGGTAGTCAATGAAGCCCGCGTTAGCAAAGGCATGGCTCCCGTAGCGGAAAACTCCCTCTATAGCACCGGCAGCAAAGTAATAACAACCGCACCAAAGGGCGTAGTCTCGCCGTCACCAGCGCCTGCTCCAATCGCGACACCTGCAGCTATCGCTGACATCCCGGCTAAAGTGGACAAAGTTGTTCAGGAACAACTGAATGAACACGGCGTTCGAGGGATGGCAAAGAATCGACCAGAAGAGGGCGTATCGCAACCTAAATCAGCCATTAAATCCAGCGCAGAAGTCGCAAAAGCTATAGCTGAAAAGGCTGCGTCAGGTTCCGCCAGTATATGGGACAAGACAAAATCTGCAGCTGCAACGGGGGCCAGTGCTGTAATTGCGGCACCTGGTAAATTGGATGCCGCGCTGCAGGAGAAGATGACGGAGTATAACGTCAGGGGAATGGCGAAGAATCGTCCTTCAGCTGGTCTATCACTTCCCGCCGGTGCAACGATGCCATCCTCGCTTGAAGTCGCTGCACTACCGGCAGCTGAAATTGCGCGCCGAGGCAGGGATGCCGCTAATCGCCAAAACACGCAGGTAACTACCACTGTGTCGGCGTCCGGGCGTCCAGCTGTAGGCGCAGCTCCCGGTGCTACTTCTGGCATTCCGAGAGTAACCGCGCGCGATGCTGCAGTGCCAGAAGAAAGCATGTTTGAGAAAGCGATGGGGGGCGCTGTTGACGGTTTAAAAGCTGTTGGTGCATCTATCCTTCCGGCAGTCAGTGACACGCTAAATCAGACTATCAGCGGTTTTAGTGGTAATCAGATCGTTGGTGATGCGCTGAATGCTGCAGGTATGTCTGATCCAACCATTCAGCGCGCTATCGCTCCTGTCACCGACAAGGTAGGTACCTGGATTGATAGTGGCGTGAGTTCGCTTACAGACGCTTCAACTTCTTTGTTAACGAAGGACCAGACTGCTCAGCCAGCCTTTGTGCCACAACAATCGTCAAGCCTGTCTATTCCGAAGTCTATGCCAACCGTTCAGGACCTGGCGAGCAGTGGAATCCGTCCGTCATTAAGCACTGACACTGCAAATCACGATGTGGATATTCTGAAAGAGCTAAGAGGTATGGGATCTACGCTGGAACAACTTCTAGGCGTTTCAAAACAGAAAGATGGAGCGCCAGAAAAGGTTGTTCATACCGCGCAACCGGCACCGCGTAGAGCCGCATCATTCTCAATCAGAGATGCGGCGCTCGATGGTCTATTGAAGGATTAAGTTCGTGACATATGAAATTGACGGGTTACTGAGGGTTGATGCTGGCGGTGTGATCGTGATGGAAGGGGCTGATAAGGCAGATCAGGCCCGTCTGGATGAATGGCTTAGAACACCGATCGGCAGTATTTACGGATTGCCATCATGGGGTAATCCGTTAGTGAATTTCAAACATGAACCGATGGGGTCGGAAAAAAGCGTTTTTGTGGAGGTTGCCATAGAAAACGCATTGATTAAGAAACTGCGGACTGATTTGCCTTCACTCAGAGTTTTTCAGGTGCGGTGCGCGGCTCTTTCAGAAGATATGTTGGAAATTATCTTTGCGATGCCAAGCGGCACATTCTCTACAACTTTCCCCATGAAAAACGCTAACGGGAGAACATCTTGAGCATTCAGGAATTATTGGAAAAATTTAATGGTTTGCTACAGGACAAGCCATGGTGGGCGCGTTTTGCAAATAGCCAGTTTATACAGATGATGAGCATTTTTGGCGCTCAGGTTATCTATATGGCGCAGAACCATGCAAGAAGGGCGCTGGGTGAGGGATTTATTTCTACAGCAACAAAGCGCTCAAGCATTCTCGCTGCAGCTGAAGATAGGGGATACGTCGGCCCACTGATCACGCCGTCGGCTGGTGCTGTCAGTATCAGGAATAAAACCAAGCAAGAACTACAGTTGCCGATTTATTCAGAATTCCTGTCATCAATGGAATTACCCTATGTTCTTTCAGACGCTGTTACGATCCCTGCAGGTGAAACCGTCGAAGTCAGTAGTGTCAAGCAAATGGAGTTGGTCCACATTCAGGCGAATATTGAGAAAGAAAGTGCGTTTTACACACTGCTTTTGCCTAAAGATATCACCTCTGAAACGGCCTCTATCGACGTGTTTGTCGTGGTGAACGGTGAGCGAAGGAAGTGGAAGTACAATCCGATGTTCAGGCTGTCACGCGCCACAAGTGAGCATTATGTACTGGTGTATAGGCCATCTGAGCAGTTGGGGGTCCGATTTGGTAATGGTTCGACTGGCGCCATGCCTCCAGCCGGAAGCCGGGTCGAGATCGAAGCCTGGTGTAGTCAGGGGGAAACAACGCTGGCCCAGGGCCAAAAGTTGACGCCTGCAGGCAATATCGCGTCAATGGTAGAAATGCTGGAAGTGGTTACAACCACTCCGATCACCGGCGGTAGTGGCTTTGAATCCACGGAGGATACGCGCTATCGCGCGCAGTATTACGTACCGTTTGATGAGCAAGTCGTTTGGGGTGGGGACTATAGTTATTTTATCCGGCGACACGTTCCCGGCTTGAGCTGGCTGGCGGTGTGGGGTGAGCAGCAGCAAGAAGCAGCCACAGGCAAAAAAGACCTTCTCAACATCAATACGATTTTCTTCAGTGGACATAAGCCCGGAGTAAGCCAAGAGCACCTGTCAGAGCTGATCTATAGTGCTCTAAAAGGCGTACCGAATTATCTGAATAAAAATTTCCGCTGGGTGCCGGTTAACCCGAAGCCCTTTACTATTTCGCTGACCGGCAGCGCAAATAAGAACGTGGTAATTAACGACGCGATCAAGGAGATACGGGACACGCTGGAAGCCCGTTTCGGCTATGACTCCACAAGCTTTGGAGCTGAGTTAGAAGATAACGACGTGCAGTTTGTGCAGGTTAAAGTGAAAGACATGTGGGCGTGCGTCAATGACATGAAGTTACTCAGTACGTTCGAAATAGTTGTTAACGGAATGCTGCCTTCTGAAAACCTGAATGACTTTATCTACCTCAACACGAAAGACTCTGTATTTGATATCCGCCTGCCAGGGGGGGTTATCCGATGATCAAAGACTGGTTGAAAAAACAGTTAATACCAGAAAAGCAGGAAACAGGGCTATGGCCTGATTTTGCTGATGCTGTCCAGGTTGTTTACGAGGCGCAGGTAAAGCCGTTATTGTCCAGGCTAAGCGATCGTAAATCATTTTTCACCATGCACCCCGAGGATATGGATACCCGTATAAGTGAATACGGGCGATTTTTCGTCATGGGTGAAACCGATAAGGTTAGCAGGCCTATTTTACTGGCTCAGCGTCTTGATGAGGTCCATTTCAAAGGGACGGACCGTCCCATTGTCTCGACGTTCTGGCGTGAGTTCGGCAACCTGCCAGTAAACTGGGAACCACTGTATGCTCCACTTGATCAGGAACGCTTCCCATACGGTACGTTTTTTACAACCGAAAACGGCGTCAAAATCGCACAGGAGAGCTACGGGGAATTCTTTCTTACCTCTCGTGGCACAATCAACGTCGATCTGAACAAGCTGTATGAAATATACGGTTATGAGGAACAGGACAAACTGATTAAACGCCTGATAAAAGACGTTGACCGAATTGTTGCCCCCTTACTCCCATTGGAGACTGTTTTTGACGGTATTTCACTCAGGCTTGATTTCTGGCTGGAAGAGGCAGAAGAGGTAATGAAGTATGCCTCTGCATCGGTCGGGTGTAGCCGCGCATTTCTGTTTCAGCCGTTTCGCGAGTCTATAGAGCTGCAGCATGTGGAGGCAAGCTATGATGCTGGTGAAATTACACCACAAACGTGCTCGCAAGATCCTATTTATCTCAGACTGGACACTATGCCGGTTGACGCCTGGCCCCTCGATTTGCATATCCTCAACCGTGGGTAGGGGAGTTATGCGCCAGGTACAAAGTACAGACTGATTATTATCCCGTCATAGTTCTAGTGACGGGGTTTTCATATGTCAGATAGCATCAATTTATCTTCGCCAAGCGGTGGGAAGTACAGGGCAAAACTGCTTGATTATTACTATACCCGCCGTGCGGAATCAGCGATCGGGACAGGTAGCCGCTTTAAGCTAATGAAAGCTTACTGGGGCCGTTCTGATCTGGTAACAAAAAATCCTGACAGTGGCTGGGACATTGCCGAAATTCCAGCTGATTTCACCAACGAGCAGCTAATCGGAAAATTTGCTGAGAGCGAACTGATTTGCACTTTGCAGGGCACAACCATAACGGTAAGTATTGTCCTGCCTGAAGCAGCTCTGCCAGAAAATGATGTATTCGATTTTAATACTCTTGCGCTGATCGACGATCAGGGCAATGCCTTTGCTGTGCTTTGCGCCCAGCAGGACAGTTTGTATAAGGGCAAAAGATACAACATCTTGCTCACGATTGAGCAGAAAGGAAACTCAAGATGAGCGAGACTGTTAACAAGGTTGCCGTCCTGAGTTCTGCAGTTAAGCATGCTCTCCTGGCAGATGTTCAATACTATGATTTCCACGCTTCCTCTGCATTTAACCGCAAGATGAAGGGGATCATTACTCCGGGTTTCTACGGTGGGTTTGAGCCAGCTCTTGCTGGTGGTTTAAACCTTAAAATTACATCATTGCAGGGGCCTGGCGGTCATGGCGTGGCCTCGGTTGATGTAAATAATCATCAGATAACCGTTCAACAAATTGAAGACGTGACGCTGGCGATCCCGGTTAATGGTGTTACACGCGTAATGCTGGAGGCTAATTACCAGTACGGTGTCAAAACCAGTCAAGTTGACGATAGTTCTGATATCCATGCAGCGCGGATTTTTACTGCAAATATTAGTGTGCCGTTGGCAGATAACCATCTGGAGATATGCCGGGTAACAGTGCCTGCTGATGCGACAGAGTTGACGCTGGATATGATCGACTCTTCACATCGCCAAAACAAAGCCCTTGGCATTACGTTAAGCGGCGAGATAGACAGCGATGCCGATCATATTGCGGCATCATCTCACGCGGTAAAAAAAGCAGTCAAAGCAGCGCGTGACGAAACAGAAAAACAGATTGAAGAACTTGTAGATGGTGCGCCAGCAAGTCTGGATACGTTGAAGAAAATTGCGGCTGCAATTAACAATGATCCTGATTTCTTCAATACGATCACCGCTATTTTGAAACTTAAAGCCCCACTGGAAAGCCCAGCGCTGACGGGAATCCCAACCGTACCCACGCCGCCTTTAAGTGTCAGCAACAAGCAGATTGCGAATACTGAGTTCGTTCAGGCTGCGGTCGCGGCGTTAGTTGGCTCATCTCCTGAAGCTCTGGATACGCTGGCAGAGTTAGCTGAAGCTTTAGGCAATGATCCTAACTTTGCGACCACGATGCTCAATAAGCTGGCAGGGAAGCAACCCCTTGATGGTACGTTGACAAATCTGAGTGGAAAGGACGTTCCCGCGCTTCTCCAATACCTTGGTTTAGTAGAAACGATAAATAAGGCCGCTAGCGCTGTTCAGCGTAATGGCGATAATATGACCGGTGATCTAAACCTCCCCAACCTGCATGCGCGCGGGGTAATAAAAAGCGCTGGTGAGATACAGACAACCAGTGCAAACGCTTACAGAATTGTATACGGCGGCTATGGTGTGGTCTGGCATCAGAACGGCAATGATTTATATCTGATGCTGACTAATCACGGCGATCCGTATGGTGCTTTTAATGACCGTCGCGCTTTTATTGTCAATCTGGCAACAGGCAAAGTTACCCTGGGGAACGGCTCCCTTATTCACGGTGGCGTAGGCCTGGGAACGGACAACGCCCTCGGTGGTAACTCAATTGCTTTGGGCGACGGTGATACCGGTGTTAAACAGAACGGTGACGGCGTTCTGGATTTTTATTCCAATAGTCGTCAGGTTCTGAGAATCGTTCCCGGTGCCGCACAAATATTTGGCTCAACGGGGAGCTGGATTAACCTACGCGACCAGAGTTGTTTTTCCAGCGTTGCGCCTGTTTCTTTGGATGGCGCATCGGCAATTGTCAGGCAGGAGCACCCGGACAGACATTTTATCCTTGGCGGGCTGGGTAATCATCAGTTTGGCATTTACATGATTAACAAGTCCCGTTCTGTAAATGGTACAGACGGGCAAGCTTATCTGGATGAAAATGGACACTGGCAATGTGGTGGGCAGATATTTCCTGGCAGCTACGCAAACTTTGATGGTCGATATCAGCCAAAAGGTAATTACGCAACGCAGGAATGGGTATTACAGAATACTGTCCAGGATATAGATCACACTGCCCCAACTGAATTTCAGTTCTGGGATGGGCGGGGTTATATGCGTGGGACTGATGGTGCTGCCATGTACAACTTTTCAATGGTAGGCGGTTCCAGCAACGTCGGCTGGATTCAGATCCGCTATACGCGAAAACGTGTGAATGGCACCTGGTATATTATTAATTAAAAGGAAATTAGCATGCAGAACTTCGGTAAATTCACTCCATATACCCCAGACACCACTGACAGGCCCAAGATTATTGACGGTCAGAACGTCATGTTTTTAAAGGATGATAAAGGCAACGACTGGTATGACGTTATTAAGTTATTTGATGAAGCAAAAACGCTGAAAATTGGCTATGACGATGAAGGCCGTGTAAGAACATTAACGACAAATATTCATGCGTTTTTTCCGGTCAATTTGAGCGTTGTCGAGCTTTCGCCAACAAAAGCTAATTTGCGTGTCACGCTGGGTGATGACTGGTTTTATAAAGACGGCAAATTGCAGCAAATCCGCGATCATCTGGCGAACGCAGAAGCGGAGCGCAACCGCCGCATGGCTGAAGCTACAGCTCGTATTGACTGGCTGGAAGCTGCGCAGAAAGACGGTGATATATCAGAAAGTGAAGAAACAGAACTGGCGGCATTGCGAAGCTATCGCACTGAGTTACGCCGCCTCGATTTGTCTTCCGCACCTGATATTAACTGGCCTGAATATTCGGGGGCGTAGGCCATTCAGGTTTTGAGGTATCTACCCGGTTAAGCAAGACACGGTATTTCTTCCACTCCAGCAAAAGTGCGGTTTCAACCTCCGTTGCCATGTCCAGATCAACAGCATCCTGTAAGGGGGCTATAGCGGATGTTGCAACCGCCAGAAGGTTTATCTTTTCCTGCTCAGCCAGCATCAGAAGATGTTCATTTTCCGCGTCGGTATCATGGACCCACTTTGCTCCATCCCACTTAACAAAATGGCCTTCCGGCGCGACGGAAACAACATTGTCAGGTAACTTACCTAACTGGTCAATCATGGTAGCTTTCCCGGTTTGAATGTCGTAGACAATTTTCCCTCGATGGTCTTCAACAAGTGACCATTTTTCTGACTCAAAATTAAATACAGCGACAAAACCGGCCTTCGCTGACGGCGGCGCAATATTGGTACTGTAGGCGGGTAAACCCGTATTTGCCGGTATAAAACCATCACATTTGCCAATAAATTCATTTGTATCTGCACGAAGGTTGTAGAGAGCAATAGTCCGGTTTTCTCCGGTCATTTCAAAAGTCATCAGGCAAGCCTCACAATATAGTTATAAGCAATATTTTTAACGGTATTTTCTGCATTTCCGGTGGCATGGACGGTCGCAACATGTCCGTGATACCCCATAACCACATAATGGTTATGCTCGCCGATGCCTACCCAGTGATCATGAGGACCAATCCACGTCACATGAGCATGATTACCGCTTCCCTCAATGCGATCTCCCGCCGCCCATGAAACATTTGACGAATGCATCCCCAGCCCCTGACCGGGGGTATCCCGGTATGCAGACGTTGAGCAATAACGAAAGTTATGTGCGTGCCACCCACCCTCAGTGGAGGATTTATTGCCGTAGTCAAAACTGGTTGTTGGTTTTGAACCATAATCAAAAGAGTTGGTGTATTTCGTCCCCAAATCGGTATCGGAAATACTCGCTCCGTGGGTATGCGATATAACACCATCCTGTTCATACGAGAGTGCCGCGCGACCGTTCGGTTTACCCTTAATCGTCTGGCCTCGCATGTCCGGGATAACCCCCGCAGGATAGGCAATCGCAAGCAATGGATAGACCGCTTTATCAAAGGGTTGTCCCTGCATTAAGGCGTACCCAGTCGGGGTTACATCCGATGGCCAGGGGATAGGTGCGCCGACAGGGTAAGAATCTTCCGGCATCCACGGCGTCCATGCCTGCGTTGAATACTTGCTACGCGTATAACTGCGGGATGAGTTGTACACGCGATAAATCTGTGTGACTCCGGCACTTCTCAATACCATCAAAGAGCCGGCACTATTCTCCGGGTAATTCAGTGCTGCACTGGTATTAGCGTTCGCACCCTGAAAATAAAGCCCAGGCACCTGGTAATCATCCAGATTCTGATTTTCACCAATCCCCACAACCTGGCCGTCAAAAATATCCTGTGCCGTGACATTGATGTCCGCAGCCAGTTCATGACCATTAACTCTGCGCGTTGAAGGTACAGCCCCAGCAGCCAGTTTTATCGTTTCTACCAAACCAACGTTTTAGCTCCTAGGAGGCGTAGGCCATTCGGGTTTTGCTGTATCAACGCGCATCAGCAAAACGCTGTAACGCTCCCATGCCTCCAGTCTTTGTCGTTCATCACTTGTAGCCATATTGTATTTAACGGCGCGCTCAAGTGGGGTAATCACATCAGCGGTAACCTGCATAAGCCTGGCTTTTTCAGACTCTGCGATTTTGACTAAGTCAGGCCCTTCTTTACTGAGTTCGGGAAGTTTATTATCCCCGGTGATAATCTCGTAACCAGCTTCCTGCCCGGTCAGAAGAGTTCTGTATAATTCCTCAGATATCTCTGTTGCATCTGAAGGCCAGCCAGTCTGGCTGTTTTCATATATCTCTTTCAGAGACCAGGGGAAAAAACCTCTTTCGCCAGGGCTGTAAAAATAGCGTTCTTTCATTTTCACCTCAACCACCTATACCCAGCCAAAATGAGCCAGCCTCATTACTACCGCGAGCGATGCTGAATCCTGTACGACTCACATTTGTCGCAACTATATTTCTGGTTGTCTCACCCGCAGTACCGTTCAGTGTCAATACAACCGCACGACAAAAATTTGGAAATGCTTCGGGGAACAAAACCCTGTCGCCGTCGGTCGCGAACGTAACTCCCCCGGCCTTTAATATCATACCGGACGTTTTATCCAGGAAAGAAAAAGGGCCAGTTCCACTGATTTTTTCATTCTCAAACTTTAAATTTGTCTCTACTTTGGTATAGGAATCACCTTTAACAGCATAATTCCCTTTCGCCTGATATTTCGCGTCGAAGTTGGAATAATCCAGAGGTATCACTTTACCTGCGGACTGAAAGGTAATCGTGCCATCTGGATTGCGCTGACTGAAAAAATGATATGAAGTTTCGTCTTTGCACTCTATCAGGCATGGCCTTTCATCTGTGCCAGTAAATACTACAAAAACGTTCGACGTCGGATTTCCTGCCGTTTCAATCTGCAACCTTTTACCATTTCCATTCACCAAGGAAACAGGGCCAGTCAGGCGTCCACCTGAAAGGGGTAATGCATTTTTTGCCAGTTTTACCGTTTCTCCTAATTGAACGTTTTAGCTACCTGGTGGCGTAGGCCATGCTATATATGGTGCGGTGGAAGATTAATAATTGCCTTTACTTCACCTCTGGTTATTAATATAAGCCCTTCTTTGATGAATGAATCTTGCCAGCCGTAAGCATATATGACGTTATTTTTGTCTTTGTAATACTTCATCATTGCTCGCATTTTTATCTCAACTCCGTCCAGGCTTGTAATACAGTGGAAACTCCGGCAGCGTCCACACGATAAGTGGAACCTGGAGGGACAATGAAAGAAGCAGTTGCTATAGATGTCTGTGAAGCCGTTGCTCCACCGCCCCCAAATTCTTTTCCATCAACATAGGCATATAAATTTGCTGAAGTACCGCCAGTAATTCGGACATATACTGCAATAGGAAAGCCTGTGGAATTGGTATAAGGAACACCAACCCCACGTGAACCTCTTAAATCCTGTAGCGTTTGCCCTTTACCGAGGGATGGATAAGTCTGTATTGCAGTGGTTACAGCTGCCTGTGGCATGACTAAAGCATTTGATCCCCCCATTGAATTAACAAGCTGAACAAGACCGGCTATTGCTGTGGTTGCACCATCTGCGGTGTACTTTGTTTTAGCTAGGTTGAAGGCAATCATAGCTGCGTCATAAGCAATTTTTACAGCACCTGAAGTTGCGGCTGTCTTGTTACTTTCGTCTGTCACTCCACCATTTAAACGTACAAGTCCTTTCTGCGATGTTGTGGCATCTACTAAACCAACGTTTTAGCTACCTGGAGGTGCAGGCCACTCAGGATTTGCTACATCAACTCGACTGACTAACACGCTAAAACGCTCCCATTTCTCCAGCAGTCTTATTTCCTCTTCGGTAGCCATACCAAATCTTACGGCTCGGGAAAGTGGTGTAATAGCATTCTCAGCATCGGCAATGAGTGTTTTTTTCTTTGATTCCGCCTGTTGTTGCAGCTCTTTTGCGGTATAAGTTCGGGAAACTATTTTATTTCCATCAAATACCCACCCGCCAAAAATATCACAACCTTCAGGAATACTGTCAACATCAACAACCGTCAACCCCACAGGGTAAAGCCTGTCGGTGTTTTCACTAATACTTCGAATTACACCCGTATCATTTTCGATAGCAATGCTATATTTTTTAGTGAACTTCGATAATGACTTATACCAGTCCTTACCAGTCGCATCGATAAAATACTGAATACCTTCACCTAAAAATAAATCTTCTGGAATATAGCGCTGCAAATTAATAAGCTTCATCATTTCACCCCGATATAGTTACCCATATACCATTTTTGAACCGCTGAATTGGCTTGTAATAAAGCCCACCAATATTATGCGCAGAATTACTGCCAGTATAACGAGCCATAAGCCCCGTCATGGTACATCCCTGGGGTGCCTTAAATGTCCACGTAAATATACCACCTGTCTGGTCATAAAATACTTCCGCACCAAGTGATACCTCTTGCACAAAATTTTGCGTTGTCCAGCTATACGTTGCAAAGTTTTGACTTGCCCAATCAACCGTTGCGCGTTCATTAAACTTGGTGTTCAGCCAGTTACTAAGCCAGCCACCCCACATGTCGCCATAAACATTGCCATCTGTATGAAGTTCGGAAGTTCCAGCTTTTAGAGGTCCGGGCACAGAAAAGGTGCCATTATTTAGATTAAATGTCGCTACTTTAACTGGTCCAGAACCAGAACCTTTACCAAAGATACGAGCTTCTGCCCCCAGGAGGTCTATGTTTACGTCAGCACCCGATGCAATGTTATTGATAGAAAATTGCGGGCTGTCGCCACTAATCGTTCTGATGGATATACCAGCCTCAGACAACCACAGATTTCCTGTCATCGTATCGCCGGATTTTTGCACAGCTCCAGAGGCTTTATTTATGGCATCTACTAAACCAACATTTCTGATATTCCCCTCATAAGTATCGTATACAATTCGCCGTTTTTTATGCACAGAAAATAGGTTAAAAAATATGCGAATTGGCTATATTCGGGTGTCAACAATTGACCAAAATACAGAACTTCAGCGCGAAGCTATTGAGCGTGCAAATTGTGAGCTAATTTTCGAAGATAAAATGACCGGCACGAAAGCTAAAAGACCAGGGTTAAACCGCTTACTCAAAAAATTAAAACCTGGCGATACGGTTGTTGTATGGAAGCTGGACCGGTTGGGGCGTTCGCTCATTAACTTGGCAGATCTTCTGCAAACATTTAAACAGAAAAACATCAAGTTTCTGTCTCTGACCGAAGGCATAAACACCGATACATCAATGGGGCGCTTCACGTTCCATATTATGTCGGCGCTGGCGGAAATGGAGCGTGATATGATCATTGAGCGAACGCGCGCGGGACTGGCTGTTGCACGTAAAAAAGGCCGAATAGGTGGTCGCCCAGCAAAATATTCACAGGAAGATTGGGCGCAGATGGGACGCCTGATCCTCGATGGCATGAGCCGTCATCAGGTCGCCATTATTTTCGATGTTGGTGTCTCTACGCTTTATAAAAAGTTTCCGGCATCACAGATGGAAAACCTGGACGATGCGTATACGGATGCCGATGAACAAGCCGAGTTCAACAAGCTACCGATATGGGAGCAAGCCCTGGAGGAAGGCTAGAAAAATTCAAACGGCCCCAGCCAACTCCTTTCATTTGCAATACACATACTCACTACTCTGCACCTTTCAAATCAGTAGTTTTACGGAGGGTTTGTGGCAGAAGTAGAAGCGAATCTCATACAGGCGCTTTTCCTGTCGCTACTCAGCGGCATTGGCGTTTTCCTGCATGGGGTGCGCGAGGAAAGGATAAAAGCGTCATCCCTTAACTTGCTCACCGAATTGGTGTTAGCGGTACTCGCAGGATTGACCGCTTATTACATCGCCAGACATAAGGCCTGGGACGATAGCTTGCTATATCTCGCCGTGCTCGTTGTTAGCAACAACGGTCGCGAGGTGTCTACAGCTCTCAAAAACCGACTTATCGACACAATCCAATATTTATTTGGGCCAAAAGGGGGCCGGGGCTAATGAACGATATTCAACAATATTTCCTTGTGGGAATGGCTGCGATAGCGGTGCTCGATCGCTTTTTGTGTAAAAGAAAGCAGGTCGTGTTGCTGGGGGCCGGTGAAGGCGTCGTTAAGGATAATGCGATAGCTTTCCCGGTTAAGTTTAAGGTCAATTGCGAGAAGCTAACCGGCGCGCATATTGAATATTGGTTGCGCGACTCCAGTAACCCCACAGCGGTAATTACGGGTAAGACCAGAACACTGGATTTAACGCCCAAAGGCTTAAACCAGGAGTATTTACTTATTGATACTCGCTATCTGGATACAGGGACCTGGGAACTAACGATCCGTGTAACGCACGGCAATAGTCGAATGAATCCGCTGTATCGTATTTTCCCGCTTCAGGAATCGACTTCCCGTAATTACCTCATCAAAAAGGAGAAAGGGGGATACAGTGTCATCAACTAAAGATAAGGGCTATATCACGCTTAACTTTGACGAGTTGAACGAGAAAGGCCTTGATAAGCTGAAGAAGGCTATTTCTAAATCAGGGTATGAGGTTGTCAAAATCATACCTGCAGGCACAGCCCGTCGAAAAGATGGTATCCCGGTAAAAACTTTCGAGCTGAAAGGGATTGATGAGCAGGTCATGGTTGTTCAGGTCAACAACACTGGCGATATCTCTGGCGTTAAGCTGAACGGCAAGAACGCACCATATACCCCCGTCAAAACTATGGCTGAGCTAGGTAAATCATTGGCTGATTTATTCCGTAAAGGCTCCACCGCATTTCAGAAAGCGTTAGCCAGAAAGCTCGCGCGGGCCGCGAAAAAAGATGAGGCTGGCAGTAAGCCAAAAACTACCAAAGGCGTTAAATCCAGTGTGCAGATCCTCAGCGATGCGCGCGCACGTCGTGAGGAACTGAAGGGCGGCATTACCGCGACTCAAAAGAAAATTGAGTCCTTATCCTCTGATTCCGACATGACGCAAAAATCGCGTGAGAACATCCAGGCTGAGCTAAATCTGGAGCTGGCAAAAACCAGTCAGTTAGAGAAAGAGATCGCACAACTGCAGAAGGGGGAAAAATGACCGTAACACTGACTGACAAAATTCTGCTGAAAGACGTCCCTGGCTATATAGCGCCTGCAGTTTCTGATGATATTTACAACGAACTGATGAAGGGCCAGAGCGCCGATTTGATGCTGGAAAGCGCCACTATTGAAGAAGTGGACCAGTTTTATCTTGGCGATGAGCTGGTCTATGTCTCTCATGCAGCAATGTTTGAAGCGATTAGCACTGAGCGTATGCGTTTGTCGCAGACCATGCGCGCGTTTGTAAGAGCTTTAAATCGAGGTTTGAACGGAACCGACATTAAAGCCGGTACGGATGATGCTGGCCTGGACGATAGCGGTGAAAAAACGATTGGAGGGGCTGTCATCGGTAAGGTTCGCCGGGTGAACAGTATTCCAATCATGACGGCGCTGATTCCATTATCAGATGGGCAGTCAATTTCCCTGGTTTTCCACTCTCCGACTGCAGATAACGGGCGCGTAAAGAACAATGATTTGCTGGTGGCCTTCCGTTTCTTGCTGAACAAGCGCGATGTAACACATATTGTGGCCCCTATTGGCGGTCGCGATGTGTCTCTGCAGCAAGTAACGCAAGCTCTTGCAAACCTGGCAGAGCGTAACAGTGCAAAATTCACGAAGCAGCAAGATGCCCAGGTTAAATTACGGGGTGATATTGACGCGCTGAACGCTGAAAACGATCAGTTAAGCGAACAACAATCCTCTTTGCTAACTCAGGTCGAATCGCTCCAGACCAAGTTAATCGCACATCAGAGCGATGAGCGGGACGTGCGGGAGAAGCTCGCTAACCAGCGTCGAATTAATGCCGAACTGGAGGCTCAAATTGTAGCTTTGCAGGGAGTATCTCAGGCCGGTGCCACAGATACTGGTTCGTCTTTCACGGATGCAACGCGTAAAGTGAAAGACCGTATGGGTATTGATGGTAAGGCAACTCTGAGTAATGGGGCCATAATCCGTTACAACTCATATGATCATGACGGCGAGCTGCAAGGTAGCGTAATTATTACCGATCCTTCTGGTAAGGTTTATGAAATGCCATCCCCATCATCCCAGGGCGGGGCTATGGGGGTTACTGCAACTAAATTACTGAAAGCCTATCGAGAGAACCGCGCTGATCGTTACGTTGTCACGACACCGCCACCAGAACTTCCGCCGGAGCAACCGCCAGAACAACCGCCGGAGTTGCCACCAGAACAACCACCGGAACCAACCGCTAAGTACCGTTATGCGCTTACAAGTCGCCCTGCGAGTATCGGTGCTGTCCCAGCAGATCACGCTGCAATTTTGGATGCGCCGGAACAAAGCGATAAATATGGTCGTTTGGCACGTCATGGTTTCATTGAATACGATCGTAAGCTGACAGAGCAGGAAGCCTCTAATTTTGAGTTGAAGCTGATTCCGACCGAGGCGGATCTCGATGTACTGGCGAAAACCGTCGTTAGTGATTCAATGGCTAATTACGCACAGCAATATGTTGAAATGGCTGAGAGTGACCCGGCAACGTTCGGCTCTCAGGTGAAGCTGAATACGAAGAAAGCTGCGCCGAACATTGCTTACCCGGAAGGCGACGATCTCGATTACTTTATGGAGAAAGTTAAGGCCGAGTTGGTAAGCCAAACACCTCCCACGCCGCCGCACACTAATGAGGAAACTCCCGTGGTATCTGAAGCCGATACAGCAGCGAATGATGCGTTGAGTTATCTGGATGCTGTAATGCAACTGCAGTCGAAAGACATAGCGGAAATCCGTGACGCCCGTAGCAAGGTTCGCGGGGCCATTGCCGCACTACAGAATGCTGGTCGTTTTGACGAAAATGAAGACAAAGTGAATGCCGCTGCGCAACACCTGTCTGATTTGCTGGTGGCAATTCAAAGAGAGGGGGCTGGAGCATGAATTTAAGCGCGCTGGAACGCCTTGACCTGAATGATCGCCTGGATGAATTGATGGTTCAGGCCACAACAGCTAAAGGGCTGGATTTGCTGGATTTGAATGACGAAATCGACGCTATTTTGGTGAAGCTGGGTTACGGTACCGAATCAATCCCAGCCGACCCAGCTGAAGATAATACGCCGTCTATCGTTAAAGACTTTCTCTCCGGGAAGTTTGTAAAACAGGCCCAAATGGATTTTGTGGATACGCTTCGCCAGGTCGGTGAGTACCTTAACGAATTTCTGACATTGGACGATATGAAGGGCCAGGCCAATGCGTGGGTTGCTCAGAATGACTACGCCATCTGATCTCTGATAACCGGCCCCGTTAATCGGGGCTTTTTCTTCTCCCCTCTGAATAACACACACTCTTTATCCTTCACGAAACCTAAAACGTGGAGGTATGACCGTTGGAAACAGCACAACAGGCCATTAGCAACACACCAGGTCTGGATAGCCTTATTACGCTGGTGGCGTCACTGCAGTTGAGACAAACCCCCATAGGGCGAACCTCGTTTGTTGTGACGAGCAAAGGGGATGAGGTCAAAACCGGCTTTAAAGTTGTTAATGCCAGTAGCCTGATTATTTCGAATAACCTGGATGGGACGATAAACGCTGCATTCCCAACGGAGCTGCAGCCGAGGGATCGTACCCGAATGTCGAGTAAGATTCAGGTGAGCAAGATCGCCGGAAACTTACGTCCAGCACAATTAACCGATTCAGGGTTAAGTAGCCACGGTGCGCCTATTGTCGGCCCTGACAACGTTGTTGAGTCGGGGAATGGGCGCTCAATGGGAATACTACGGGCCTATGAGCAAGGGCAGGCTGACAGCTATCGCCAGTATCTGATCGACCATGCAGCCGACTATGGCGTTAAGGCTGAAGATATTGCCCGGATGGATATGCCGGTGCTGGTGAGGGAGCGTGTAACCGACGTTGATCGTGCTCAGTTTGCCAGAGATTCCAACCTCTCCGATCTGCAGGAAATGGCAGCGAGCGAAAAGGCATTCGTAGATGCCGAAATGCTCGATGAGCGGCTTATGGCGATGTTTTCCCCTTCCGAAGAGGGAAATCTACTTGCCCGGTCTAATGACGGCTTCATTCAGTCGTTTATGCGCGAAATTGGGGATACTGCAACTGCAGGTCTGGTAACGACTGACGGCAGGCCGACCAAGCAGCTGATTGATCGCATTCAGAACGCTATTTTTGCAAAAGCGTACAAAGACGAACGACTTGTAAAAATGGTCGCAGAAGAACCCGATCCCGAGATGCGTAATATCCTGACTGCACTCAACACCGCAGCCAGTGATTTTGCACAAATGCAGATGCTATCTGGTGACGTTCACAAAGAGGCTGTGAATGGGCTGGTGGGTGGTATTGAGGAAGTGGACGGTCTTGATAAACAGGCCATTGCCGCGCTACAGGAGGCCATTAACCTTGTACGCCGGGCCAAAGACTCAGGTCAGGCAATCGAAGAGGTGATCGCACAACAAGGGCTGTTTGAAGACACCAGCAAAGAGGCTGAGGCCCTGGCGCTATTTATCGTTGCCAATAGTCGCAGTTCCAAGCGTATAGGCGCTGCCTTCAAGAAGATGGCGCAAAAAATAAATGATGAGCTAATCCACCAGCAGCAGGCGCTGGGGGATATGTTTGGCGGCGGTAGCCTGTCACTTGTTGATGTGTTGTCTGCAGTCTCTACCGAAATTGAAGATGAGTTTGGTGAGGGGAAAGGGCTTAACTTTGCGATGTTCGAATCAGCACCGGGTGATAACCGTGCCTATATATCGCAAATGATCACGAGTGCAACAAGCGTTGACGAGCTGGTAAACGTCATCAAAATGACCGGAAAGCTTGCTAAGGCCAATCCGAATACTGAAGAAAATCTCGCGCGCCTGAGTGCTTCTGTGGGCAGAAACATGCTTTATTCACAGCGACCTCTAATTCAGCCATGGGTGGAAGCGCACGGTTATAGCGGCAATCTGCTTGGCGAAATGGCAACTTCTTCAGAAAATAGCGCCTTCTACTACAAGGCGTTGCAGGAAGCCATTAAAAATAATGAACCTGCGCCGTCACTGGCGGATGCCAGAAATATTGATTACCGGGTGAAGTTATTTTTGGAAGCATCAGAGGGTGGGGCCAGTCCGGATCGATTGTTCATGCTTATGCACAAGCTTGAAGACTTAATGCAATCAGACTTGAGCTGGCAGGAGTTGCGTAAGGCCTGCAGAACCTGGCTGGACAAATTCATGAAAATGCCGCATGCCATCTATGCGAAAGTCACGAGTAAGTTTGATAAAAAACTGGCTGATGCAAAAAGTATCCCTGAAACGATAGCCGCTCTGCAGTGGGCGATCGCTGCAGGCAAAAAGGCACTCACGGACATTAGCGATGTAATGGAAAGTGGAAAGGCTTCGCTCGATGCGGTAGGGCTGTCGAAAGACTTTAGCGGCGACGAGCTGGCAGATGCTTACATCGATGTTTTACGCCGCTTGAAAGCGCTTGCCGAAACTAATGATAAGGATGGTCGTCTAAAGCTACCTGAAGAGGTCGATTATTATATTGAGCAGATTAATAAAGTTCGTGACCGGCCTGAAAAGTTGAAACCATATTTGAAAGATATTTTCACGCCACATGGCGGGATAGGTCTGGAGGTAGATCGGCTTAAATGGTTTATAGACCGTGAATCAGATGAAGCCGTTCAGCTATATGAACTTGAGAGGTTATTCAAGGATAAAGCTCCATACCCGCCTCTAATTGTTGAGAAAATACACAGTAAAGTTAAAGCGGCTATGGATGCCGTGATGCAGGCATCCCCAGTGTCAAAAGAAGATGCCGAAGCGTGGGGCAATGCGATTGAACTGGATAGCGACATTATTGAGAAAACCACTGTTACAGCAGGATGGCGTACTGGGTACGATGCGCGCGATGTTGCGGAAAAGGTCTTTACTTTGACCGGCGGCAAGCTGGATACGCTGAAAAAGATTGAGCACCAGGCGAAGGTTAGAGCGAGTGTAAGCCAGAGCCGCCAGTCTGTGACGATCGACGCGGATACGGATGCCGAACATGTTATGTGGCACGAACTTGGACACCATGTAGAATTTTCTAACCCTCATTTGCTGGAGCGCGCTAAAGGCTTTATTAAATCAAAGACAGAAGGGCGGTTGGTATACAGTAATTTTGGTGGGTACGGTAGTGCGGAGTACAAGGTCAAAACGACATTGAGTCACTACTACATGTCCAAAATTTACATGGATAACAAGGTGAGTCTCGCGAGTGGCAAGGTATTATCGAAAGCACCATCGTTGAACAATTGCCGTTCTACTGAAGTGTTTTCAATGGCGCTACAGTGCTACGCTGATCCTGAATTGACCGCAACTTCATACTTAAACGGTGACGGGATTATAGAGTTTTTACTGGGATGCTTTAAGGAGCTGCAGAATGCGCATTAAGGTAACAATGCCCGGAGGAAAAACTGGGGTGGTTGAATGCAGTGATGCCGGTACGCTGGTAATTATTGAAGGGGATATCACTCAGGATGATATGCGCAGCGCACTTAACGGTGTACGGCCTAATTCTGCCGTGGGAGAGGTGAACTCTTTAAATGCTGACGCACATTTGGTCTTACGTAGCCTGGAAAGCGCTGGTTGGCAGGTGGACTGGCCTGAAGTTGACGCTGGCGATGATGATCCGAATGATGAAGATACCCCGAACATAGTCAGCACAATCCACTAAGAAACGCCCACTTCGTGTGGGCTTCTTTTTGCTCGCTACCGGTTGCAAAGTACAGAGCGGTTACTGTTTCGGCTCATTGCTAACAGAGGAAAAAAGCATGAGTCAGCCCAATGAACTCCGTTGGATAGTTGAGGCCCGTAAACACATCGGGTTACGTGAAATCAAAGGTGCGGAACATAACCCCGAGATCCTACAAATGTGGAAGGACATTAAACGTGGTGGCATCAAAGACGATGAAACTCCGTGGTGTGCTGCATTTGTAGGTGCGATGCTTGAGCGTGTAGGCATCCAGTCTACTCGATTTGAATCGGCACGAAGCTACACCTCTTGGGGAACCGCGCTGCACGATCCGGCATATGGTTGCATTGTGACGTTTACCCGTGACGGTGGCGGTCATGTCGGCTTTGTTGTTGGTCAGGATGCAAACCGTAATTTGTTAGTGCTGGGGGGCAACCAGGGCGATGCTGTAAACATTCGTGCATTCCCGCGTAGCCGTGTAACCGGTTATCGCTGGCCTGCCGGTGAGCCGGGGCCGGAGTCATACAAGCTACCACTGCAGAATGCGCAGACGTCCACCAGCGAAGCGTAATTACCGAAAACCATCCGGTTTTTTGCTGTAATCCACGTCTTTAAAGCTGGCACGGAATATACCGTCATCACGCTGGTGGATAGATTTTTTCAGGGTATCCATCAGCTTGATGAACATGTGCTTGTAACGTTTCTCGTTAGCACCGAGTGCCGACTGTCGTTCGTGGTAATTGCGTTCCGCTGTATTGAGTTGCCCCTGAATCCGTGTCTTGTTAATACGCTCATTCCACTGCTGCAGCGTTTTGCCTTTCACTCCTTCTTGCTTATCCACAGGGTCACTTTCACCGGTCCCAATATTTGTCTTTTCTTTCTGACTTTTAGAAGGGGTTAATATCTTCTTTTGTGACGCATTTTGCGTCCCCTCTTCGGGTTGCGTTGTGCGCCCCCCTGATTTGTTGAAAAGCACAGCTGACGCGGCTTTCAAAGCGAAGGCCATTACTTTTTGTTTCACTCTGCTGGTGGTTTTACGAAACAGTGCGATCGCAAGGCAAAACAGCATGGCACCGCGCGTTAGTGTACGTCTGGCAGTTTCAATACCAATTTTGTCTTGGGGTATTTCAGAAGTAAAAATAGCGCGACCGGTAGCGCCTGCTGTGAAGCGATCAAGTGTGGCTATGGAAACTTCAGCATCGAGCGCGAGAGTTTTACGGCTGGCATAGCAAACGCCGGTGTGGGACGGGGTGACTTTGTTGGCGATGCTGGCTGCAATCAGTTTCCCTGTCCGGCTAATAAGCGCGGCTGGCAGGAAAAGAAAGGCGTGACTGAGTTTATATCCCGTGGGGTAGTTTTTTTGGACTTCGAGCCAGAGAGCTTCATTGTCCATGTGGCGATAGTGTTCAAAATCTGGCAGGTCAGCGCTAATGACACAGCTCGTGATTGCCGACGGCGTGTCATTCCATAGTTCCTTTGCGTTATCCATTCTGCTTCATTTCCATCGTTATATTGATTTAGAAAACCTCAAGACGCGGGGCTTCCTGTCACTGAGTAACATTTGGGCAAAGATGGTCACGGGTGAGCAAAAAAAGACTTGAGTGCCGAGATCGGCGCTAGTAAACTGGACGCTAGTCTAGTAACCAGACAACAAAAGGCCTCCGCTCAGTAAAGAACGTTTTCATCTTTGTGGGCTGGGAAAAACGGATCGGGTTAATTCATATTTTCCTCCTTCTTTTTGTTTGGCTTGGTTGTTGGCTTATCACATTGAATTTCAGGGGGTTAACCCCCGGTAAGAACCACCTGGCAGGGTGGTTTTTTGCTTTCAGCGGGTAATATCACCCACAGATTCCCCAAAAGCACGATCTTTTTAGTCTCTACGATCCTGATCGTCGGGTACTGGATACTATTCTGATCTCTTGTTTTTGACAATGCTGTGTTTATTTACACCTTAGAATTAAAGTTATTAATGTATTGAGGAAATGGCATAAAAAACCGCCAGTTAAGGCGGTTTGAGAGGTGTGATACGAAGTTATTTATTCGGACGTAACCAGAGTACATCCTCATCGCTGGCGATGTTGGTTTGTTTCGCCGGATCGCGTTGGCGGGGAGGGTGATCGCCGATAGGTAGGCTGGAAGACATATTTCCTGCAGCTGATTCCAGCATCGCAGACAACACCTGAATATCTTCTTCAGATTCCATACGTAGCAGCGCCTGACGTTGTTCTTTGCTGAGAAAAACAGGCAGGCTGTTTAATGTTTCTCGCATAATACGGCGGCGGGTTTTCGCCAGTTCACCGGCGCTTTCCAGCATGGCGTTTTGCTCACTAACTCGCGCCTGCATTTCCGCCAGTTGGCCCTGCAGCGCCCACATCTTACTTTCCAGGTGGCTGGTATGCTCTACGGCCTCAAACATAGCCTGATCTTCTCGCAAGGTTTCAAAGTGATGGCAAAGGTCCGTTGCCGCGTTTTCACTGAAACCTGACTCAATCAGCCCGGCGATCATAAGCTCGGTGCGTGTACCGGCAGACTCAAGCATTAATGACGCCCTGTCCAGGCTGATATAATTTGGCGTGGTTACATAGTCGAAACCATAAAAGCCGGTGACTACTGAACGGAGTGAACTGTCATTGCCGCCGGTAGCCCAACTCCAGCCACCAGCTCTTGACGCCTCCATGCCACTGACAATATGGCCTGGCTCAGTATCAAGAATCTCCTGTGTGTGCGTGACCACGCCATCATCATCTACTGATACTGAAAGGGTGCGGTTGGATGGGACATTCGTCAGAGTTACGGGCTTCCCTTCCACAACCGCTACGGAGACTTCAGGTAGAGTTAGTTTCCCTGTTTTGGCGTAGTGAATTTGTCGGCGTCCATGACCATAGTAGCCGTACATTTCACCGAGAGAGATGCATTCTTTCACCTCTGGATCGTTGAAGGTATCTCTAACCGATTTCAGGATGTAATTGCGCGTATTCTGCGGTGTGTGGCGACGAATGGTGTCCACCAGAGAAAAGCGATCGGTAACTGTCTTTAGTGATTTCAAGGTGTGCTCCGTATTACTGTTGTGTCATAACAAATTTGGCGAAGTTAAGCAGTTGTTCCCGACTCCATGTTTCCGGGTTACTGTCATCACCTCTACCTGGGGCAGATTCGTACATCATGTCGTCGTGTTCTCCTGCGTCTTTGGTCGCATTGAACTCTTTGATCATGGACTGCAGCATCTGCTCATCCATTTTTAGCTGGTCGCAAAACAGGTAACGCATGAACGTTTCACTACCCGCCAATTTGGGGCTTTGCTGGATCTGGTCGAGAATTTGCGTGATAACAGCGATGAAGTTGGCACGGGAATCCTGATCCCGGGCTTCTTCCTGCATCAATGCTGTGTTCATTGAGTTGAACTGGACGGAGTAGGGGCGCTGGTTAGACAGGTAGGCTTTACCGTGTTTGTATGCCAGATGAATATCCGTGAGCCGGTAAATCACATCGCTTGCTGCCTGGCGGAGCCATTGAGCACGGATCGCGGCTTGAATAGCTGTTTGCGCCCAACCACCTTCACCTAATCCCCCTGACATTTGGTCTGCCCAGCCGAGCATGGTCGAGTCTATGCCCAGGCTTGAGCACAGCTGGCGAAGATGAAACATGACGTCTTCAATGCCGGTGATATCAGCTGGAATGTACTGGGTATCAATGGTGATGTTGTTCTTGCCATCCCCCATAACCGGTATCAGATGGTTAAGCACCGTCGGCATGGTATTCGCCTGCAGAGAACGGCGTGACATAGCTTCGCTGTTACGCTTCAGGGATTGGCTGACTGTGCGCGTGTAGTTCGCGGCGTTTACCGGATCGAGAGTGCCGGTTGTCAGTGCGATCAGCCGGTCAATTTTTGCAGCGTTGTAACGTGTGGCCTTCAGTGCATTCAGTGCGCCGCAAAGGTTCATAAACGCTTCATACGAGTTTTCCAGAAAGCTGGTCCCGTAGTTCTGCGTTTCGGTGATAGGGTGCAGGTTTTGTTCCGTTAATAGGGAATATCCACGCGTACCGGTTGTGACCGGAATAATTTTCCCTGATGGCGTCCAAAACGGGTTTTTCATTGCCACGATCTCCCACGGGTCAGCCAGCATGCGCTGCATTGTTTCCGGTGAAAGAAGGTAATCGCCTGAGAACCCCGCGAGAGTCCCGCCTTTGTTAAATTCCTGAATGAAGTACGGGAGGGTGTAGTAAGACGATTCGATATTTACGATCCCGCGACCAGGCTCACCGTAGGGGCGCATATATCCGACGCCGAAAATAGCCATGAGTAATCCCCACGACGGCAGGCCGGTATCAATCATTTCCCCCAGGTCATTCATTAACTCATTGCAGCGCGCCACGGTTTCTTTATCCCCAGGGTCTTTAGCAACGATAGAGAACGCCAGGCCAGTCCGTTTACTGGGAGATAAGGCTTGCGCGAGGTGGATATTTAACGCCTGGGAAACCGTGGCGCTTTTTGCCATTTCCTCCAGGACTGTATACCGCGACAACCTTTCCAGAGGCAGCTCAAGGTTGATACCTATCTGATCTGCCTGTGTTGTCAGTTCTCCAGGCGCGTCTTGTCGGTTGCCGGTCAGAAATGACAGCCCCGACCGTGAAACCACATTGTGACCACTGCTGATGGGGAGTTGTGCCAGTGGCGCGGCTGGCGCACTGGAGAACATTTTTTTCAGGGCTGCAAGTGGCCCGGAGCTTGTCGTCTTTCTGTTAGCCATGTTTTGACCAGTACCTTTGTTAAATACAGACCGCTTAGATTTACGTGGATTTTATTGGGTCTATGTTTTACGGGCATAAGGTTAAAAAATGACAAACCAGCTTTCAGAGGCAATTGGTGGGGCATCAACACTAAGTGAGTTGATAACAGCCATACTTCGCGCGCGTAAGGTGCGATCGGTTGTGCAATTCGGCATTGAAAAGGAGAGCGGTGTAAGTATCCAGCGAGCCAGGCGACAAGCGAACAATGACGCTATGCGATTGCTGAATGAGCTACCTCAAAATTTTAATGGGAACAACCTGAGCGCTGAACAGCGTGAAATTCTTGCGGGTTACACCGGCGAAGGTGGCCTGACCGATGGGGGCAGCCAGTATGAATACTACACGCCGCAATTTATGGCTGAAGGTGTGTGGGATCTTCTGGCTGATTATGGCGTAACGTCTGGTCATGTTCTTGAGCCGTCTGCAGGTACCGGTATTTTCCAGGAAACGAAGCCTGCAGGTGCCATTATGACTGCAGCGGAGATCTCGTTAGTTTCCGGTCGTATTAACCAGCTGCTGCACCCTGAAGACAGCGTACAACTGGGGGCGTTTGAGACTTTAGCGGCTAAAGTACCGGATGATACCTACGATCATGCAGTCGGAAACGTCCCATTTGGCGAAAGCCGAACTGGTTACGCTGAGCTTGATCCCGCTTACAAAAACGAAACGAACGTAGGGCATTACTTCATCCTACGAACCATCGACAAGGTGAAGCCTGGTGGCCTGATTGTGCTGGTGGTACCGAACGGTATGACCGACGGCGGAGGGACGAATAAGAAGCTGCGCGACCGCGTATCCCGTAAAGCGGAGTTTTTGGGTGCTCACCGTATGCCGTCCGGTACCTTTGCCGAGAGCGGAACATCAACGGTGGTCGATGTATGGGTGCTACGTAAGCACACGAAACCCCTGGCGGAGATCGTCAATGATGCCACTGACAAAATGCTCACCGGCGCGAATGTGCTGTGGCCTGTATTCATTAAGGGTAAATGGTTCCTTAGCCCCGAGGGGAAACGCTTTGTTCACGGAGAAACAGAGCGCTCATCATTCAATAATATTCTGACGGTCAAGAAGGATGGCCAACTTACCAATGCGGCAATGAAACAGGCGCTGTCACGTCGCTTTGATAGCCGAATTGACTGGTCCATGCTCACCATTGAACAGGATTTGTATCAGGGGGCCGTCGAAGGTGACAAGCGGCTGGTGGGGGATATCTGGCATACGTTCGACGGCGACAAGTGGATACGAGACACAACGACTAACCATACCGCCATTGATGTTGCCAGATTCGGTGTAGCAACGTTTGGCGATTTACAAACGAGATGCCGATCTCTGCAGGGGCTGCTATCGCTGACCGCCAGCCAGATCGCCGCCGTCATGGATGTTTACCCATCCCTTCTTTCCGATCGTCAAAAAAGCATTGTTTCATTTGCTCTAAAGCAGAAAGCCAGCCAGCGTGAACGGGTAATGCGTGGTGGCTTGATTGGCCTGACGATTAACGATGCACAGGACATGATCGCCCAGGGACGTGACGCGGGTTCTTTGCTGGTGGACGCGGCAAGGATTACCGCCGAAGAGGTAGCGCGAAACGGCTCACCTAATGGACTGCGGTTATCCGGGTTGTCCGATAGCACCGCGAAGGCCTGGCTCACCTTCCAGGCGAACGTGACCAGAGAAGGCCAGCTGTCGGATTTGTTGACCGGTAATCTGAATGAGACTGAACTGAAAACACTGGATACCGCTAATCCTGAGCAAGTTGTCAGTCATTTATTTAGTCAGATTGACCTGATTCCCGTCACGCTGGAGCAATTCAGAGAGGTCTGTACTGCAAAGCTTCCTGAAAGTGATGACGCATTACTGGCGTATCTTGCCGGGTTCCCTGAAATTGCGCTCGATGGCTATGGAAACATGCTGCCAATGTCCCGCGCCACCAGCGGAAATGTACGCGGCAAAATCAACCACCTTGCAGGGCTGGTAAACGAGTACCCGGACGGCCCCGAAAAGCAGAACTTTGTTCGCCAGATGGAGCTGATTAATGCCCGTCGAAAAGCAGCCCCAATCGACAAAATTAAAGTCAACCTCAACGCCCGTTGGCTTGACCGTCGCCTGATTAAAGAATTTCTCGCCGAACAGGGTTATGACGCCTTCCGCTATACAAAGGATCTGGAAGTTGAGAATGGCTACCTGGTGTCGGCGGATGATTACGAAGGTAAAGACGGTATTTTTACCGGGTATCAGCTGCGAACCGTCACCAGCAATAGCGGTGTAACTGAGTTTAAAAAGGCCAATAACAGCGATGGTTTTCTCAACCAGCTGGAGAACTACCTTAACGGCGTGAAACCGCGCGGCCCGAAGGCGGGGGAATACCTTTCTCGCATAGCCAAGCTGGAAGGTAGCTTCAACGATTGGTTGCGATCACATCCTGACGTTGAGGGTGTTGTGAACGACTACAACGATGCCTTTAACAACTACATTCCGTTCGAACATTCTAGTGAGTCACTTCACCTGGAAGGACTGTCTGGCAAGCGCATCCCATTAAGCTATCAGAACTCTGAGGTTCGCCGCCTTTCGGAAGATGGGCGCGGGATTATGGGCTTTGGTACCGGCCTGGGTAAAACGACGACGGCGCTTGCCCTTGAAGCATTCAACTACCAGCACGGACGTTCAAAACGCACTGTTTTTGTCGTTCCAAAGGCGGTCTACCACAACTGGTACCACGAGGCGCGGGACTTCTACAGCCCGGAGGTCTTTGCGCAAATGCTGTTTGTCGGCATTGACGAGGTACGTGGGGAAGACGGCGAGATTCAGACATCCCAGGTTCGCAATGAAAACAACGAGCCGATGACTGATCGTGACGGCAACCCGGTAATGCGTAACGTCATTAAGGATGCCGATAGCGCCACGATTCTGGAGCGAATGAACCGCATACCGGCGTCGAATTTCCGTAGCGTCATTATGACCAAAGAACAGTTTGGCATGATCCCGCTGCGTGAAGAAACCATAGAAGAGAACTCGGCACAGGCGCTCTATAACGCTATTGATATGGGCCGTACCGATCTTCTGAAAAGTAGCCATCGTGCTGAGCTGGCGAAGAACAAAATTAAGGACAAGGCCGCTGACACTGGCACCGCGAAAAAGCACCAGGTTCCGTACTTTGAGGACATGAATTTTGACAATGTGATCGCTGATGAAGGTCACAATTACCGAAATTCACTGGCTGCTGGTCGAGAAACCGCGCAGTTGGCCTATTTGCCGAATCCTGCAGTCTCGCAAATCGCGCGCGACATGGCTGTAAAAAGCGCCTACCTGATGAAGAAATTCAACGGTCGCGGCGTAACCCTGTTAACAGCTACCCCACTGGTAAACAGCCCGTTAGATGCCTTCAACATGCTATCTCACGTCGTGCCGGTTGAAGAGTGGAAAGCCATGGGGATATTAACCCCTGATGACTTTGTTCGCGTATTTGGCGAAACCGCTAATGTGGTGGTGCAGAAGATATCCGGCGAGGTGGTTGATAAGCAGGGGCTGGTGGGCTTTAAGAACCTGGACGGCTTACGCGGTATTTTCCATCGCTGGACCACTCTAAAGACCGCTCAGGACGTCAAGGAAAGCGTCAAAATCCCCGACCTGAACGAAATCAACGTAGACGTGCCGCTAACGCAAGAGCAAGTAGATATCTACGAGGAATTGCGCCAGCGCGCGGCGAAGATCGGGCAGAAAGACGTCATTGAACGCAATGAGGATGGCACGATTTCCATCACGGCGAACAATAACGATGACTTTATTTTCTCGGTGATCCGCGACATGGATAAGCTGGTCATTGACCCTGATTTATATCGGTCGTCAATGACGTTTATCTTCCCCGAAGACCAACGCGAAAAGGTTATGGCTATTGCCGCCGGTCTTCCCGCTGCAGCTGGTGGGGTAGAGGCTGATGACGATGAGTCTGACACGGGCTTGGTGAGCACGTTATCCAGTAAGGTAGTCGAAACCAAAGTTAGTACCCGTGGGGATGCCGTCGAGCTGGTGGTTAGCGTAGACCTGGAAGCTGCAGTGCTTCAGGCCATTGCGAAGGTCGGGATCGACATGAAGACGGTCACACACCCGATCCCACCGAAATATGCCGCTCTGATTGCCAACCTTAAAGCCGGACTGGTTAACGGTAAGCAAATCATCTTCATGGATGAGAAAAGCCAGCACGGTAAGCTACGCCGCATTTTATCGAATGCGCTGGGTATGGATGAGAGTCAGATCGGGATCATCAATGCCACCAGCGTACAGCAAGCCACCGGCGTGAAGCTGAAAAAGGTTAAAAAGCCGGTCGAACCGACGGAAAAAGCCGACGGTACATACAAAGACGGTGCCTGGGAGAAATATTACAGCGAGCTGGCAAAATATGAGGACTACATTTCCGCGCTGAATGATATGTCGCTCACCGGCATGGAAGGGATCGCCGCTGATTATAACGAAGGTCGAACGCCGATCGTCATCTGCAACAAAAAGGCTGAAGTCGGGATTAACCTTCACAAAGGTACCACGGATATTCATCACCTGACGCTACCATGGACCCCTGCCAGCATCAACCAGCGCAACGGGCGCGGCGCGCGCGTAGGTTCATCACAGGATAGCGTGAACGTCCATTACTACTGTGGCAAAGGTTCATTTGACGAATTCCGGTTAGGTACGCTGAAACGCAAGGGTAATTGGATCGGCGAAATCATGACGTCTGATGCCTCAACGCTCAAGAACGGCGACATGGACGAAAATGATGATATTCAGCTGCTGCTGGCGGCGAACCAGGATGAGCGTAAAGCGCGTCTCGAAGCGCAGCTTGCAGCTCGACGCGAAGCGGAACGCCGTAAAGCCGAAAAAGAAGCTGAGGTAGCGCTGGATGTATACCTGCGTTCGTCCATTGCGGCAAACGAAGATCCGACCGCGCTGGCTGACAATCTCAACGACCTGACCGCACAGCTCGGCACCCAGGAGGAAGCGGTAGAAGAGGCGCGCAACGACGTTACTAAGGAGGAATCCGAATATAACAGCTGGGCGGAGATCCACGGTAAGCGAAGCGCTGATGTTTATCACGGTTCGTCACGACGCAATGCCCGGACCATGTTGAAATATCAGATTGAGAAACTAACCGACCTGAAAGGCCAGGTTAAAACCGCCCGTAACACCCTGACGCGCAATAAAAACGCCGCCACCATGCTAAAGCGCGCCAAAGGCGATCTGGAGCGTAGCATTGCTGCAGGTGTGATCGATATTGACCCGGATGTATTGCTGAATCCGTCTAATTACATGAAAACGAATAGTGGTCGAGTGTTAAAAACCGACGCTTATTACACCATCAATACTGATACCTCACAGCAAGTGATTGTACGCATTACTCGCCTGTTACCGGAAAAACAGACGGTAGAAACTGAAATCACTTACACCTCCGTTTATCCGTACTCCACGTATCGCATCGGATCGAAGAGAGAAATGCCGGTGAGCGATATTATCAACCAGGTTGATGTTTCACTGGATACGGTAGAGGCAAGACGTCGGGCTGCTGAAGGCCTTACACCAGACAAAGTTGCCAGCGTCCTTACCCGTGCGCAGTTTTACGATGCGGTGACGGAGAACGTCTTACGCGTGAGGGATGATTACTGGATGGCATACAATGACGGCAAACTTGAGCTGGTCTATATCTTGCGTGGAGCCTTGCCGGATGATATCGCGCCAACGTCTTATGTTTACCCGGACAGTAGTGATGATGGCCTAAAACGTGCTCTGTTTGCATACAGCCGTAGCGGTTCGAGCATGTACTCGGCAAGACTCTTTTTCATTGCAGTATTTGGGGAAAACTACACCGCCGAGCTGGAGGCCTTTGGCGAGCAGGGGACCGTAGAGGATGTATTGCCGGTGCTCAATGAATCAATCGCTAAGGCTGAGGCCATGTATAACGATTCATTGGCTGGGGCGTCGGATAGCGACATTCGCGCCCAGTTTAACGGAAATCATGAGTCGGTCAGGGCCATGTGGAAACACCGAATTTCAACGTCATCCCTGACTCAGCTACACGAGCGATTCTCAAACAAGAGCCAACTGGAAAACCTGTTCCAGCAACTGCGTGATGAGCGCCTGGTGGCAAAGCTGCAGGCCATGAAAGATGGCAATGAAAAGTTGGCGCAAAAACTGTATGAGCAATTCTCTCGCCTTAGTGGTGTGCGGTCGCTGAAGGTGATCCGCGATCTGGCTGATTCATCCACTGCCGACTTAATTAAACAGGTGAATAGCCATGATTCACTACTGACGTCTTCCCTTGCTGATTATCTGATGGCTGGGGTGCTGGTGGGTGCATATCCTGAAAGCCGTATATCGGTAGAGGATTTCCGCAGCGCAGATCTGGTGCGCCGTCACATTGACGTAATTAAATATAAATTACAGGAGATTAAGCACGGGGGGGTTAAACAATTTGCTTCATCATGGGAAGAATATCTCTCTATGATGGCAGGGGAAAAAACAGCTGAAGAAATTGAAGCCGAAAAGCAGGAGCGAGAGGCAAAACAAGCGGAAGCAACAGAGTTTACCCAAGAGCAAACTGACGAGAAAGAATTAGGCTTCAGCATTCAGCAAAACTCGCTGAATCTTGAAGGAAAGCGCGTCTGGCGTCGTAGAACGTTCAAACTCAGCTATCCGGCTGGTGGTGCGCACGTTCTGTGTGATACGTCGGGACGGGCCACGCTCAAGAAAAAATCCGTGCGGGAAATGCTTAAAGAGAAATACGGTGCGACGTTCTGGAACTTTGAAGACGATCCGGTTGAAGGTAACGAGTTTACCCAGCCTGCGTGGGTAGTCTCAAGCCGGTACGACAAAGCCGAAATCCAAGCCAGCATTCAGGCCATCATTTAATTTTCATGGAGAGGCCCAGGTGACTGGGCCAAAAAAAATGACGACATTAATCGACACCATTAAGCCGACAGAAGAGTACATAGAGACAGTATTGCAGGAGCATGCCCTGTTAGGTCGCAGTGAAGAAGAGTTTACCGCAGCATATCTGAAGGGGCTGGTGGAGCGCCTGAAAGCAGATGTTAAAACATACCGATCGTTTGGCCCATGGTGGCCCTCGCTCAAGGTCTTGCTATTGAAAGATGGCCATACTGACTTTGGGCAAATCGTTGATGGGGATGTGGCGGCGATTTACACCATGAGTCGCCCAGCTCTGACGCTGGTGGCGGCACACCTTTATGCTGACGAAGTGCTGGAGTCTGGTAATATTCACAGTGCTGTTCATTTTCTCAGTGTTATGCCGTCGGCGGATGATACTGAGCCATACCAATACACCAGCTACGACGAGTCCATCGAAAAATTCAAACTGACCAGATAAAGGAGCATACATGTCAAAAGTCAGACCCCAAACTGAACGCCGGTTTTACACTTCGGACCAGTTGCGGGAAAAGGCTGCAGCAATGGGTTGTTGCTTACGATTTGCGCGGTCACAGGGGGTTTTCGAGTTGACGATTGATAATCAGCAGGAAAAAAACTGGACGTGGGTAATGCGTCCTGGAAGCAATGAGCGGGTACGGCTGGTGCGAGAGTTGACGCGGGATGAGTGGGATCTTGCGCTCGCGAACGCACGGGAAACACTTCTTAGTTTTTCAATCTGAAGTTTTCTAACAGAAAAATACCTTGCTTTAAATATATTAAAGCCTTAGATTTTAATGGAGCAAAAGAAAAGCCCGGCATAGCCGGGCCTCACATTCACCTGTAGGTTTTCGCCGTCAAACTTAGGCCTACAGAGAACAACGGGACTATATCATGAAAACTTACGCGCAACGCGATTTTGTAAACCACCCTCAGCTTTCTGCGAAAAAAAACGACGTTTCCTCTCTGGAAAAGACCCTCATCGTATGGGGCGCACTGCTTCTTTCAACCTTCGGCGCGGCCTGGATCTTGAGTCTTATCTACCAATTCGCGATCCGTTGAACAATCTGACCTAAGCCCACGCGAAAACCGAACAATATCATCGGTTTTTGCATTCTCTTCGGCGTTTACATAGCTAACAGCCATAAGCTTGGCTGTTGCTATTGTGTTTTTTTTGAAACGCCGTGAGAATAAATGTAATTATTCATTATCTCTTAGATAGCTTGATATCTTTCGGGGTGTGGTACTTCATTAAGCTTCATGGAAAGGGTATGCGATTTTCATCGGAATGGCTTGAAGGATACAAAAAGAAGCGTCCAGTTCGCGCCGCCTCTTCTAACTCAGACTGGTTAAAAACAGTTGTTAAGGTTTCAGTTCACGCAGCAGCACTCGCGGCCCTGATAAAAAAACCAGAACTGCTTAAAGGCAACCAGGAACACTACGACCAAGTACAGATTTTTGATCGCATAGAACGGAAACACCCCGATCTCTACTCACTTCTTCATGCGACTCCGAACGGCGGATATCGCACCAAAAAAAGCGCGGCGCAAATGCCAGCGGAAGGGCAGAAAAAAGGCTATCCAGATATGTCTCTTGATAAGCCAGCCGGTATTTATCACGGGATGCGAGTAGAGCTAAAACACGGGAAGAAAAAGCCAACAAAAGAGCAGATTGAATGGCTCAATTTGCTGACAGATCAAGGCTACTACTGCATCCTGGCATTCACACCGGATGAAGCCGTCGCGGAGATGGTGGCTTACTCACAGCTTGCCGCCGGTGAATCGATGCCAGAGCACCCAAATAACAGCTACTGGAGGGCGGCGGCTTAAACGTAAGGCGATGATAGTGAAGTCAGAAGTTGTGCTGGTGGCGCGTTGCCAGCGGTGTTTTTTACATAGCATGGGTAGAGGATCGGGGTTACATGGACATTAATTACGTATACAACACACTCGAAAATAACCCCGAAATGATAGGCCAACGGGAAGGCTCTGCCGATTTTGTAACGTATGAGCCAGGTGAATCTGAGGAAGGGGGAATGTTCGTAGTCAATGATATGAAGGGAGGGATGGCACCGTTTGAGCCGTCTTTAGATGATTTGCTTGCTGATAACTGGGTGTGTCATGCGTAAACACTACTACAACCTGTCATTTGTCGGAGAAAAGGGGCATTTCAGGAGTGCGGTACTCGCATTGGATTATGACGTAGTGACCATACCTGATATCAGTTTAGCCAAACAGTCATTGGACATGGATGAGTCCACTGGCCTGATCTCAGTAAGCTATCTTGGCCTCATGACTGAGAACGAATACTTTCATGGGCTGGGGAAAGGTAGGGTATGGCGTAGATGGATAAACGTCGCTGCATGGTTCGTACCGTTCTTCGCGTTAGTTCTGGTGCTATTACTATAGCGATAAGCGCATTAAGGGCTGCAGTGCGGCCCTTTTTTATGTCCGTTATCAATAGACTATTAGGAAATTACAGATTATTATTCGCCTTGTTAAATACCATAAATTCTAACAAGGAATCTTAGAGAAAAATGTCTAATGCCGCAGAACAACTCACCACTCCTACCCGCATCACCGATGAGGTTCTTCACCTTTCCTTTGTCGGCGTCTATAACCAACTGAATCTGACATTACGCCGTATCAGCGGTGACGACCTCGACCGGCGCGCGCTGGAAACCAGTATAAGCATGATCGAGCAGCTGCAGAGTGACGTTAATACGCGCCTGGATGATGAAACCAACGACTGTAACGCACTCATTGAACAGCTTGAGACAACGAAAAACCAGCTACTGGAGATGAACCTGTACAAAGTAGGTGTGCAGGAAGAGGCACAGGCGAAAGAAGACGAGCTGGAAGGGTTACGTCATGACGCCAAAATGAAGGCGCTTGAGCTGGAAAACTCAATTATTAATTTGCAGAGCCAGATTGAGTCATCAGCACAGGAATTAACAACGATGCAGCTGGCCTACAATTCATTGAAAGCGTCCTTTGATACCTATAAGCGCTTACATCCTGAATCTCTTCTCCGTGAGCGTGACGATCTGACAAAGCAAGTCTCCAGGTTGCGAGCAGAGCGCAAAGACACAAATAAGAGACTTCAAACCATGCAGGGCAAGCTCAATATCGCCGATAAAGAGGTCGCTACAGCCCGTTCGAACCTGATCACCAAACGTCAGGATTTGGACCGGCTTAATGCTTTGTACGAAAACCTTAGAAAGCGGGTGGATTTTCACGACGGTCGCGAACAAGTGAAACTTCATACTGTCGTTACTGAGCAAGGGACTGAGCTTAACCTGTATATCTACAACTTCCACTTTGGGTTATTGGCGCGCAATAGCTACATTAAAGGGCATGTGATTGAGTTGGCTGATTTCCATTTCCAGATCCGCACTGCCATGTTGGTGGCGATGGACGTGGTGCCTGGTGTGTGGGGCAATCCTATCTACGAACGTCTGAGCGTATTTAAAAATGCCTGGAACCCAGCGATAGACGAAGAATTACACCAGCGGATCATGGCCCGGTTAGAAATGGACTTCCCGAAAATCCACAAGCGCGCGCTGGATGCTATCGCAGCTGGCATTGATGAGTTGACGCTACCGGCTAAAGTGCTCTCTACCCTGAAATGTGCGGGATTTAAGAACGTTCAAGCCATTGCATCCGTGTTACCTTTTGAGCTGGTGGATATTAAGGGGATTGGAGAGCAGACCGCTACGGAAATCACTAACGCGATAAACAGCTGGGCTATACGCTGGGCGCGCGAGAACGGCGACATTGAAGCGTATAAATCGAATGTGATCAGCAGCGCTAAACCAGTAAAAAACAAACGCAAATAAATTAAATCCTTAGAATTTGCTTGATAATAAATGGAGCAGTACGTAAAGTACGAGGCGACATTACGACATTAATTCCTTTGCAAACGGGCTGACCATTTAATCAGCCCTTTTTTTTATCCATTTTTCTCCAAAACGTATCAGGCGCACTCAAAATTTGAGGGTACGTGATTACCTATGCTTATATTTTCCTTAGAATTAACGGTAATGTTAAGCGGAGGAAATGGAATGTCTGAACGTATAACCAGTGTCGAAGTAGCTGCAGTTATGCTGAAGTGCGGTCGTTACATGACGATTTCTGAAATCATGGCGGCGCTCACCGAAGCCTATCCCGAGCTTGAGAACGGGCATACATCAGTCACGAACATCGTGCGTACCTTCATGAAATCCCCGTCTGCCAGCTGCTTCTCTTTCCCCGGCGCGTATCCTCGCATGTATCTGCTTACGTCGGTTTCAGGTTATCTATTCAAGATCAGAGGTAACAGGCAGGTTTGCTACGACGATTTGCCGTTTCATAGTGGGAGCAAGAAGGATCAGGAGTTAGAGAATAAAAAAAGCCAGGAGGTTTCCCGGCTGGCTTTTAACTTATTCAACAGCATTTGCCGTGAGCGGATCGCATCAGGTATTACTATCGTCTGAAGGGCGGCTAAGCCTTGCTATTGGGCGTGATACACGTTCACTCTCCACCTGGTAGGGCTTAGTGCCAGGTGTGCTGCTTTCCACTGGTTTAACAGACGTAGCATCATTCGGTAGTGGGGCAGGTTCAGACACCTTGCCCGGTACCAAAGCCTCAGACTCAACTGGGGCAGCTTGGCTGTTTTGTTTCTTTGGCTGGTGGTCAGCCGCAACCATTCCCATCAACGACATAGCCATACTGATAAATCGTTCAGCGCGTTCGCTTTCCGGCAATGCCATCAGATCCTGACGTTCCATTAGTGCAACCAGAGCGCCCAGCCCCATTTTCTCCAGTGCATAACCGTAACGCAGACAATCCAGCATCAGCCGACGTTTAGCGGCGTTACTCTGCAGGCCGTTGTATTCATTTGCCAGCGCGTCAGTTAAGGGGCTGTACTCAGCCAACCCGGTAATCTTGATGGTTTGTTTTGTCATTAATTCCGCTCGCTAAGTTCAGCCAGTATCTCGTCACGCACTGGGTCAAGTGCGAAGTAAACGCCGCGTACAATGCTTGTTTCCGGGTATTCAGGAATGAATACCAAATCATGCCAGTCGGCAGTGTAATCAGGCATGCCATGTAGACGACCACCAATATAGTTTGCACCACCACCTACCAGCAATAGTGCATCAATATCCAGCATGTTTCTGTGAACCTTGCGAATATCAGCGCGGATAATCTCAGCCAGTTCGCTGGCGGCCTGGCTGATAACGCCTGATACATCAATGCGCTTGCTACGAGCTGCTTCCAGGCGCGAACCAATGAACCCCTGACGAATTATCGTATCAATGCTCTCGATGTTAAGGCTCTTGGCGTTAATGTTTTTCCCGCTGGTGGCCTCAAACTCCTGCAGTAGAGCATAAACACGCTCAATCATGCGATGAATACCGTTCTCAGTCGTTCGACGGCTAATAACCTGTAGGTCTTTATCCACCACAGCCATATCACAGGTGAAACGCCCTAAATCAACGACCAGGATACTTTCTGCCTCTAACAAATCTGGAAAGTCAGACTGGGCAGAAATCACGGCAGGAACAGCTTCAGGGAATACCTCAACGTGTGCGATACGGGCTGGCTGAATATCGGCGCTGTAATTGCGAACGGGTATCAAAAGGTTGTCGGCTTTAGCCTTGGTACGGACGCGATCGATCTTGCCAATGTCAGAATAGAACTGGTTCACCGGCAGTGTTTCCGCAAGTATCACGTCAGCACCGTCAAGACCGGCACGAACAAGGGCTTCATTAACTAATACACGGTGTGCTGCACTTACCTGATAGTCAGGGTCGCAGGTATCAACCAGGTCCGTCCCTTTGTTAACGACAACATAGCTACGCTCACGACCATCATCGGTGGTTAACCATGAGGATGATGTTTCACTGGCTAACGTTTGCTGGCTACCTGAGCGAATCAGGGACGGCGTTACATAAGTCTCCATCTTGCCATCACGTTCAAAGGTCAGGGCCACATTACCGGAGCCTGCATCCACTGCAACAAAAACATAGTTTTTCTTACTCATATCCTAATTCCTATTAGCTAATTTCAAAGTAATAAATCGCAATGGGAATGTACCATAAAGCCTCAAAAAGTCCATATTCAAAGAACTATTTAACAACCATATGGGCAATAAATGTCCTTATTACAAGGACAGTAAATGATCAATAAGCAGGTGGAAACCCAAGTGATCAAATGAGTGATCAAAAAAAGTGATCATTTGCGTGATCACTCTAAAAACCAGACCGCCTATCCTCGCGGCAGTGTGGTTTTTGGTGGTAGGCGTAATGGCAAAGATTGACTGGGATTGGCACAGGGAAAATTATAAAAAACATAAACTTGAGTCAGGCGTGACTTACAAGGAGTATGCCGAATTCCATTCCTTAAACCCGAATACCGCACGTCGCGAACTGAGCAAAAAGACGGATGATGAGGGGCTGGCGCCAACCACGCCTGCACGTGATCAGAAAGAAGATTTAATCATCAGGAAAAAAGGGAGAAAACTCAATCATAGCAATAAGTTAGAAAAAATCATCGGGCAGGATGACCCCGGCGCCACACGCGCAAGCACGAAAAATAAAAAAAATAATTCCAAAGGCACACGCGCCAAAATGATCAAACCAGTGCATGAGGGGGAAGTGATCCCACATGTACCGAAACAACGAGGTAAGGGTAAGCAATTCGAAACCGGCAATGAGGTGAATGTTGTCGCGAATACCAGAGGGAAGCCCCGCGAGGTTGATCGTGATGCAGCTGTTTCATTGCTGGAAGCTGGCCTGGAAGAATGCGAGGCATCCACGGTTAAAACAGCTGTCGAGCATATGCAGCTGCTGTCGCGCACCACCGCCAGGGCAGTAGAGCTATTCGAAACCGAAATAGCAAACACTGATATCCCACGAGGTAAGGGTGACAAAGATGGTGATGACGACGCACCTTCCGGGCCACACCCGCTGTTAAAGCTGACAAAACTCCTGATTGAAGTCGGCTACAGGATGGATGACCACGCCACCCGTATCAGTTCTATCCGTTCCTCACGGGAAAAGCTCAAGCTTGACCGTGAAAAGCTGGGCGCAAAAGCGAACGAGGCACGGGTTATTGCCACTGCCTACCAGCTGCGTGATGAAAACGATTGGGACATAGCAGAAACCGCTGAGTACATCGAGCGTCATGGGGTAAAACTGCCGGATTCTATTGCCTTGAGGCTGGCTAAGGAGATCAAGGAAGCAGAACCGCCAGTAAGTGACGTCGGTGCTGTTGATGATGACCAGCTGGAAGAAGAGGCCCGTAAATATCGCGAAGCGCAGGCCGGTAAAGAAGCCTTCCTTAAAGAACGCCGGGAAACCGTCGCCAGGATTGTAGACGAGGGCGGGTATGGCGATACGAACCATGACGGCATCCGGCGCGAAGGGGAGTTAGACCCGGATGAAGAGGGGTTAGATCTCGATTACGAGGCGACCCGCGAGTTATACGGCGAAGGCGATGAAATCGCTATAGCGCCCCCGGATGAGGACGAATAATGGCATCCGGGAAGAAGAAAATAAAATGCGTAACCTCCGATCCGCGCTGGCGTGACATGGCTATCCGCTATCGTCATGACTGGGGATTAGCGGTCGTTGAATTGTTCGGAATGCAACCGAGCTGGCAGCAGGATGAAATACTGCAGTCGGTCCAGCAGATAAAGAGCATGACAACCGTTACATCGGGGCATGGTACCGGTAAGTCATCCCTGACAGCCATGATGCTGATGATTTACATGATTCTGTACCCGGATGCGCGCGTCGTTATCATCGCGAACAAGATTGCGCAGGTAAAATCTGGCGTCTTCAAGTACGTAAAAACCTTTTGGGCCAACGCCGTAAAACGTCACCCGTGGCTGCAGAACCACTTTGTTTTAACCGACACCATGTTTTATGAAAGAAGCCGGAAAGGTGTGTGGGAAGTTCTCTGTAAAGGCTATCGCCTGGGTAATGAGGAAGGGCTGGCAGGGGAGCACTCCAAACACTTACTGATTATTCTGGATGAAGCGTCCGGTATCTCAGATAAGGCTATCGGTATCCTGACCGGCGCACTGACGGAAGCTGATAACCGCATGCTCATGCTTTCCCAGCCGACGCGCCCGTCTGGTTACTTCTACGACTCTCATCACAGCCTGGCGAAGACTGAACATAACCCTAAAGGGATCTGGACGTCGATTGTCCTCAACTCTGAAGAATCACCGTTTGTAACTGACGACTTTATTGTCATGAAGCTGGCGGAATATGGCGGTCGTGACAGCATGGAGTACAAAATCAAGGTACTGGGCCAGTTCCCGTCCGTGATTGATGGCTTCCTGTTGGGCCGCGATGCCTGTGAGCGCGCCCAGCGTCGTAAAGTGTACCTTGAGAAAAACTGGGGCTGGGTGGCGCTTGCTGACGTCGGGAACGGTCGAGACAAATCCGTCCTGAACATTATGAAGGTAAGCGGCTATCGTGAGAAACGTCGGTTCGTTCCGTTCGTTGTGCTTGAAATGCCGGGTACCATGAACCCTACAGAGTTCGGTGACTTTATTGCGAACGAATGTACTCAGGAGCGATTCCCCAATATCACTATAGGCGTGGATAGTGACGGCGTAGGCTCAGCTACTGCCGATCAGCTGGAGCGCAGGGGAGTTAACGTCGTCCGTATCCGATGGGGTAAACCTATGTTCGCCAAAACAGATAAGGACCGATTTGTAAGCCAGAGAGCCTATGCCAACATAGCAGCTCGTGACGCCATACAGACAGGCCGGATGAGGCTGGATTCGTCGCCTAAAACAGCAGAACAGGCCTCTAAAATACCCTGGAAGATAAACGAGGATGGGCGTGTTGCGATGATGAAAAAGGACTACATGCGGCAGAAGATGAATATCAAGTCACCTGACCGTTGGGATACGTACTGTTTTTCTACGCTGATATCGTATCGCCCTGCTAATGATGACCTGGGTGGAGACATGGAAGAAACCCGCGCAGATGCACTGGCGGAACTGTCGAAATATGATGATGTGATTTAAGGAGGGGGGCTGGTGGCCCCCTGCCAATTTCAATCTTTCTTAGTCAAAATGTTAAAATTCTTACCGCGTCGGCTGCGTGTATCTCCAAACATGGAACGCAGCTCTGAGATAGAAAGAATATTGTTATTATCGGTCGCAAATTTTCGCTCAAGTAATTTCCGATCCTCTTCTGTAAGCAATTCGAGCTTACGCCTACCCGCCTCTATTGAGCGGTTAGCTTTTTCTATTTCAGCCTCTGTTTTAGCCTTTGCCAGCTTAGTTTTAGCCCGTCTTTCAAAGTGGGTAATACGGCTTAAAATTGATTGCTCAACGATAGTTTTTTGCGCAGCCTTAGCCTCTGCAATCTCTATTTGATCAATGCCGTAAATATCCCCAACAGTAAATATTGAGCATTTCAATGGTTTTATAAGACTATACTTATTGAAATACTCTGTTTTAGGTTCGGTTGATATTTTTATGTCGTCCTTTGTCCATTGCGGGTGATAAATCATGACGCCATGAGTCCCGCATCGGGCGCGCGTACTTTCATTTTCACCTTTAAAAACAACATCTAAGACAGTATCCTGATACCCGCTAACACGGTGCCGGAATTTGTGTCCTTCGGGATACGCTTCAAATGTTTCCATTTCCTCAGTGAGCGCTTTAACGGCTTCGTTTGTATGAGGAAATTTCCTAAGTTTCTTTATTTGCTTTTCATATCTATTAAGCAAATCCTCGCGTGTATGAGTGCATGTTGTTGCAGCATTAAAAAAACCAATAGCTACGGACACTGGTTCAATTATTAACATTGGAACCGGTGAATATATAGCTGTCGATATGGCTATGCTTTTGTTTTTCTTCATCTCAGTAGCAAGTTCAGCAAACTTCTTCCACCGAATTTGTAAATCAACAGCTTTATTAAAAATAGCCTCATCGTTTGAAAATGCGATAGGACGAATCTTTTCGTCTTTGGCATTCCTGCTGTGACAGATGGCGAGTGAATCAACCAGTTGCATCCAGTCTTTTTTGGTCTGCAAAAACAACTTGTACTGCTGCTCAAACATCACGTCATTAAACGCTGGCATTGTGTGATTGTCCTTTTGGTTGTACTAACACGTTCTTACCCACTTGCTACCCACATTGAAAGTAATCAACGAACACGATAAAGCCTTAGAAAGACAGCGATCTCAATAAAGCCCTGCTTCAAGCACCTTATGTGTCACATCGTCTGGCAGGTGATCACGCAAAATGATCACCAATCTGAGTTAACGACGACCAGGTAACACAATGACCGACCTGAATCCCATCGCCCTCATCCTGAGTTAGCTCATTCATGTGGCCTGTCATGGGTACATACTAAAGCAAACCTTTCCCTTTATATATACTTTTGATTCTAAGCTCACTCACGTTTGAGCCAAAATAGGCAAAAAAATAACTATAGATAATGGGGGTTATATAAAGTTACGTGCTATGATCAGTTTAACGGGTTATCTTGGTGATCATTTTAGAGGCCTGTGAAAGATTGGGACCATTGGCGTTGCTGGTGGCCTTGTTTTTTACGTAGCACGTCGTTTCTTAGAAAGTATGTATTTTGCATGAGGCCGTTTCGCACGGTTCTCGCGTTATCAAGGAGGTCATAACTTGAACTATCCGAATATTATCGACATGAATTCGAGTTTCCCCGAGCTTACGGGGATCACTCCAGAGGAAGTTGCACAGAATCTACGCAAATTCATGGCGGATAAAGAGGCATATTCTGAAAATACGTTCAAAAAACTAACATCGGTTGTCCGGGCGTGGGCTGTCTGGTGCCAGAAAAATCAGATCGCGCCGCTGCCGATTATGCCCGATTGCGCCAGAGCTTATTTTCTGGAACTGCATGAAGCCGGTGTTGCATCCACCAGCATCACCAATCATTTTGCGATGCTTAACATGTTGGCCCGAATTTGTGGGCTTCCCGATCTGAAAAACAGTACAGAAGTGCAGCTGGCGATGAAGAAAATTCGCCGCCAGTCCGTTCTTGGCGGAGAGAAAACCGGACAGGCCGTCCCGTTCCGGCTCGCCGACCTGCAGTTAGCCAGCCATATTTTGTCCCAGTCCGACCGGCTTGCCGATTTGCGAAACCTCGCTTTTCTGTACGTAGCCTATAACTCGCTTCTTCGAATACAGGAAATCGCCCGAATCCGGGTAAAAGACTTATCCGTTAACGATGAGCGGATAATCATGGACATTTCTCACACAAAAACAGTCGTGACCGCCGCAGGTGTCATCAAACATCTGAGTGTTCCAGCCAGTAATATGCTGAAAAAATGGCTAAATACTTCAGAGCTGATCAGCCATCCCGACGCGGTTGTGTTTTGTCGTGTATTTAAAAATGATCGGGTACAGATATCAGAAACGCCGATGACGACGCCTTCACTGGAAAAAATATTCCAGGATACCTGGCGGCTACTGGGCCGACCATCGCAAACCACCAACAAAGGAAGGTATGAAATGTGGTCTGGACATAGCGCCCGGGTCGGAGCTGCACAAGATATGGCTGAGCGCGGAGTGAGTATGGCGCAGATAATGCACGAAGGAACATGGTCAAAACCGGAGACAGTAATGCGCTATTTACGACGCCTGAAGAACGAAAACAGCGCCATGAGTGACATTATGGAAAGGTAGATACATGTTATTCTAAGGCTTTTATTTGTTGTAACGTGACTGTTATTAGGACAAAATCGGACACGCGCCAAAGGAGGTGTTATGTCGGATCTTGTCCTGCTTCACAGGCACTTTGTCATTGACCATTGCAAAGTTAGTTTTACTGCAGGCATCAAACATGGTCGTGCCGTGGTAGTTTTTGGCATAGCCACTCAATCCGAAGTAACCCCCCTCCTGACGCTTGAAAAAGAGTACCCGGACCGTAATGCCGCTTGTCAGTACGTACAGCGAGTGACAGAAACGGCAGCGCGCAAGTTGCTGGTTTACTACCAGAACGAGCACCAGCCTTTAGTTGACCGCATCAATAACGTGTTTTCCGGGCCAATCCGACTGGAATATTCCAGCCGCCACAAACCAGCGTAAGAGAAGCGAATGTCCGTATCGTCAAACGTTGTGCGCCTGTTCGTCGCCGTCGCAAGCGCCCATGACATAAATGATCCAGTCGGCAACTTCAGCAATGGGTCTTATGTGGACTCATACAGTGGATATTACTTCGGTCCTGACATTTTCCAGCACCCCAAGACATTAGCCACCCTGGTTAAGAACGGGGTGATCGAGTTTTGCCGCGACCAGGAGCATGGCGAAGTGATCAGGTTCGACGACCGGCGTGACGTTCTTGACGAGTTCCAGCGCGGGATATTAGACGCCGAGGCCGGTAATCCTGATGACGCGGAGGACTCCACCAGCCCTTACGCCTACCTTGCCGGTAGAAAGTTCTTCAATCAGCGCCAGCGCTACGGGGGAATGGCGTACAGAGAGGACCAGGGACGCGTCTGTCATGGAATGGTGTGTGCTGACACCGGGGAACGATGGGAACAAGGGTGATAGACAGAAAAAAGGGGGCCATTACAGCCCCCCTTCTTCATTGCGATTTAGCCTTTGAAAAAGCCACTGACAGGATAGCAAATTGAACAACGCCTTCCCACAATTACAGATCTTTTCTTCTCCATACCCGGACGTAGCCGCCGCGATTATTGCGATCTATTGCGGTGAAAAGCGCGGCATGACGCTTTCCCGCCGGGATTTTACCGCCCTTCTACCTGGCGTCAGCACCGATCACATTCGCAAAACGCTACGCGACTTTCTTGAAAACAAGACGCTTGCCCGGAGTGGATGCCGGTACCGGCTCGCGGTTACTCCCGCCAGAATTATTGGCATGAAGCCGTACCGCCTTTATCGCGTGGATTTACAGATTCTGCGACTCATTCAGTCAAGAGGTGTCATCACGGCAAGCGACATGCTGCGGGTAAACGGCGTGTCACGAACGATATTTCTGAGATCTGCCGCAAGGCTGAAAAAGCTGGGACTGATTGAGTCCTATCAAGACAAACCACTCCCGGCAGCATGCCGGTACTACAAATTTAAAACACAGGAAAATACCCATGAGTAAATTACAGATTTGCAAGATTGATGAAGGCGCAACGGTGCCAATGCTGGCTGGTGGCTCTACTTTCCCTATTGAGGCTACAGATATTCGTTTTGAGGCCGTCATCCGCAATGCCGGTAATCACGCAAAGGCGTACTGGCTGAAAACAGGGCTGGCGTTTAACGTCCCTGAAGGCCACGTTCTGAAGGTTTACTCTGCACCTGATATCGCAAGAGCTAACCATGCCAGACTTGCCGAATGCGTAGCGCTGGTGGAGCCTGGCGACCATTCAGAGCTTATTCTGCGAATGGTGATCGACGATGGCGGTAAATCATTTGAGCCTAAAGCGGGGATGATTGTCGCCCGTGCAATGCTGGAAAAGATTGTCTGCCCGGAGCTGGAAGAAGTAGACAGCTTTGATGTGCCGAAATCGGCTAAAAGCACCAGCCAGTCCAAAGGGGATGTAACCGCAAGGGCTGGTAAATAACATGGAATACATCATCGGCAAGGGGGTGAGTGTCTTCACCCTCGATGGCAACGAAATCGACCAGAGAAATATCGACCTGGCCTTGTTTACCCTTACCGGCTTCACGCCCATTAAAACCAATGGCGTTACGGTGTGGGAGCGTGGTAGCGAGCGCTACTGGACGCCACCAGACACGCAGATAGAGGACGCGGATAGCATATCTGAGCATCTGAATGCGAAGGTAATGGTGCCGTCACAGGATGCCAGTTTCGCGCAAAGACTCTTGCGCCTTGTCCCGATGGTGGTCAATCCGATCGTGTTTATTGAAGGTCGTTTGGTTGGTGGCTGGCAAGTCGAGAATAACCCGGAGCCGAGCACCGGCGACATTATGACAAACGGTCATCAATCCCATTCTTACCAGGACACCGTTTTGCCCATGGCTATTGCAATGGTGTTTCTGCAGGTACAGGGGCTGGGCCAACAAGCCTGGGTTTATATCGGGGAGCACGATGGCGCGCAGCCGGAGCTGCATTATGTGGTCCCTCACCCGCGCACACTGGAATTGCTGGAAAACACACCAGCATTCATCCGCGCGCCGGAGCTTGATAAGTTCGCGGTAGTCGGCCCGTCGCCAGACTTGATACAAGAAGCGTTTACGACCGCTAAGCTAAAGCAGGCCGCGCGCGTTCCTGAGTAATCACCGACCGGCCCCCACCAGGGGGCTGTTATTCACCCTTCAGCATCTTCCGCTAACAATTCAAGCATTGACGGTTTAGGGTTATCAGCCACGATCTGAGTTGGTGAGCTGCAGGCGTCTACTTCCGCCTCTTTGCGAGGCTTGCTGTCGGCATTCAACCACTGGTGGATTAGCGTTGGCATCTGGCCCTTCGTTAAGTCGGGTTTAAACCACAAGCTATACGCCGTCCTGGAGCCACCAGCAGCTGCATATTCCGCGAAATTGACAATGTAGCCTTCGACTCCCTTTTTAAACTCTACGTCATCCATTTTATTACCATTTAACGCAACCATGCCTGAATCTTGATAAATGATAACTTTGCGCGTACCGCATTCGAAATTAAGTGCGCGTAAGCTGGTGGAGTGCCCTACTGTCGGAACAGAAATTAGCAGTGCTGAAATTAAAAGCCCTTTTATGTTTTTCATATTTTCCTACCAAACTAAATAGCAATAAATATGCTTGCCCTTATATCTGGCGAGATAGGTTATAGGACTTTCTGCAAGAATAGTAATGTTTCACGCATTAATCTTTAATGACCCAAAACGTGAGTGCCAACCTCCGCGCGGCCTGTGGCGCTGACTCACTTGATATGGCTGGGCGCACCACAATATAAACATTATTTTCTAAGGTTTTATTTCAAAGGTATTTATTATTATAAAAGGGGGCAATAGGCAGGTTACGATAAAAACTTATTTGCTCACCTGCCCCCATGGAAAATAACATAGCACCCAACGAGAAATGATAAAAAACGAGGAAAAAAATATGAAAATCAAACTAAAGCTAGTTATCTTTACTTTTAAAATAAATCTTCACATTGAGAGATTGTGTAATTAAGTAGTCAGCGGTACGCTTATGTCCTGTAGTAGTCTATGAC